AGTAACTGATAACCAGTAAACTTTCCTCATTCTTCTCTCAAACACTTTTTATATGTACTTTCGTAGAGAAAAACGTATGTTTTTGGATGGTGAAAGCACGAAAGTGCGCATTCAGTTCAAACTATAAAATTTACTTATATGATAGACAAAGAATATATCAAGGGAATCATCTCCGGTATCAACGAGAAGAAGGATGAATGTAATATGATTCCGTCTCACGCGTCCATACAGGAGATTTTGGCAGAAGTCCGTAAAGATACTTTGGATTGTTTGAGGAATCTTTGTAACGACAGGGACATATCATACAAAAAGACGTTGAACAGTGTTTCATTTAAATGTTTGTAGCTTATGGGTGAAAAACTTATGTTTTGTATATCCGATGTCTTTAGAGATGGTGACAGAATTCGCAGATCTATTCATAATGTTGTGGACAAAGCGTTCGAGTCTGGCATCAAGATGTCGTCTTGCCGATACAAGAATCACAGCATCATGCTTGACGTGAGCTTTGAGCCAGAAGGTGGTTTTGACAAGATGCTGCTCGAAATCCTCTACGGCGACAGAATCAGGAAAACCACAGAGCGCCTCAATAACGAGTGGCTGGAGAAAATGTGGAAGGTTCCCGATGACGATATTAGAACGTTTCGGAGTATTCAAGTGTATGATTTCTAAAGGAGAGATGGTCATGAGAAGACATCACAATCCTAATAAAGTTCCTCCGCTTAAGCCCAACCCGGAGCATTGGACCAGGAAGGTTCATTCCTGGAAGGCGAAGGTTGCATACGAGACTGAGGATGATGCTTGGGAGTTTCTGAATCAGAATCCGAAATTACGGGTACTTGGGTGGCATCCTTACTTATGCAAGGTTTGTTCAAAGTGGCATATTGGTAGATTACATAAACAATGAGCTTATGAAAGGTAGATACTCTTGGAAATATGAAAAAAGAATCAGGTCTATGTGTGACATGATCGAGGAAGGCCTTTTGTTCTTTCTTATTGACGAGGTTATATCGGTAGATTCCGGATGCTTTCTTCATGAATTTAAGAATATATGGTGGAAGACATTGGATGATACTCCAACGCCGTTTTTGGTAGAGATAAAGGATCATGATGCGATACTGAGGCCATTCAATACTCAGATAAGTAAATCGGAAGGCTTTCGGGATGATGGAGCTATCGTTATTCCTGCAAGAGATTTCCTTTTTAAAACTAACTTAGCTTGTGGTAATATTTTAAAACATAAATAGCTTAGATATGGAGATTAGAGTTAATGTTTTAGGAAAGGTCGCTTTCAAAGCAACTGGAAGTAAGTCGGATGTTGAAAAAGCCGAACTATATCCATTCGGAGAGGGTATTTACGCAGTAATGGATGGAGACAATTTTGTGTGTCTAAGAGTTGTGTCCGACAAAAGACACAGCGATGAAAAAGGAGATTATTATGCGCGCGTAGAAGATAGCTGGGGACATCCAAAAGTCGTCAGCTGCGTTGATATTATAGAGCACGAAGAAAGGTTGAAAGATTATATCGACAAGTGTTTCGATCGTCTTGGTGCTATTGTTAAAAAAGCCAACGATGGTATCAGTAGTGTAAGTGATGAACTTAATGGCTTTATAAATAATTCTCAGGATGATTTTTGCTCTATTGAGAAATCTCTTGAAAGAATAGAGAAAGATGGTGTTGGTAGTGGAAATGGTATCAGCGAAAAGACGTTATTGTCTGCCATTGAGATTGTATCAAAACAGAAATAGTTGAGAATATGAAGAAGTTTAAAAAGTCGATAGAGATTAGCACTGAGAATATTTCAGACGTTCTTCAAGTGCCAATTGTTACAAGTTTATACAAGACTAAGAATTTAAAAAACCCTTGTATTGAAGGTCGTAGCGTTCCTTATGATACTATAGCAGTGATGTATGTCCATATCGAAGGCTTTGATAGCGATTTTTGTATTAATCAAGGCAACATTCTCGCTCTTGATATTTGTGATACTTGGTATGCTTTTTCGAGGCATGGATGGGATAAACATAAAAACGATGAGGTATGAAGAAGAAGGGATATTACGAATACAGCAACGGTATTTATCCAAGGAAGCTGTGGGTTCATATAGGGAAGGATCTAAACGAAGTAATAGACTCCTGTTTTGAAGGATGTGATTATTCAGATGCAGATTACTACGGTGCTACTTATGATGCAGCGACAAGGAAGGATGATGACTCGTATGGTGTTCTTGTTTCCTTTAAATGCCTGAAGGATATGACTATGAGTGTCTGCTGCCACGAGGCTTCTCACGCTTGTGATGCTATTGAGGATGCTATCGATATGAAGCACGGAGGAGAGTCTTCAGCTTACTTGATAGGCTGGATTGCGTCTTGCATTAACAAGGCTCGTTTGGGTATTGGTAATTTTATTGAAATTAAAGATATAAAAGAATAAGAATTATGAAACCGATTATTGTAATAGAAATTGTAGAGGGAATGGATATAGACAAAGATGTCGTTAATCCTTATGGATACGAGCTTTTTGTAGGTGATAAAAATATTGAAGCTCAGTGGAAGAAACTCGAAGAGCTTCGTAAGACCGGCGGAGTTATTATCGTTAAGCCGGACGCAAAGAGTGCGGTACACGAGATTCTTAAGCCGTTTATTAATGGTGCTGGCTGGCTTGTCGGTTGTGGTCTGAAAAAGGTGCATACGAAAGAGCATGGCGATTTCTGTATTATCCTCTTCCATAATCCGTATAAGGATATGATCTAAAAGATTCATACGTATCAACGAGGAGAAATAGATTATGATTAAGAAAGAAGATATTAAGGTTGGGCTGCTATTTTACATCACACGAAATGATTGCTTAAAATGCAATTTTGACCCGATAGGTATTCATGACGGTAGCACCCCTATTCTGTTCAGTGCCGAGAGAAAGGATGTTGATGTTTATATATGTACATCTTTTAGCACAGATTACAAGTATATCGCTCGTTTTCGCGAGGAGAATATTATGATGTTTGGTACAAAGTTCGATATAGTAACGAAAGGTGAAGGAGAATCCGCAAACGGAAAGGCAGAGCAAGTATCTCACCCATCCCATTATGCGTGGCTGAAGGATTTGTGCGGTGTTGAGCCGCTGGATATTTGCAGACACCTTGACTTCAATACAGGGAACGCTATCAAGTATCTCCTGCGCAAGGATAAGGTGGATGGCAACAAGACCAAGACCGAGAAGCGTATCGAGGACTTGCGTAAGGCGGTGTTTTATATCCAGGACGAGATAAAATTATTAAAACATGGCACAGACTGATTATACTTGCAAGGATTGTTTCTTCTTTGACAACGGTGTGTGGGAGTGTAAAGAAGAACGCTTCGGGAGATCATGATGCTTGCACCGATTTCGAGTATAAGGAAATAAAAGTTGAACTTTAAAATATTGTTATCATGGCATTACCATTTGGAAAGACTATCAAGACAAGACACTTCACCGTACTGAAGTTCAGTAAGAGCTTGTCGAAGAAAGAAGTTGCTTCACTCAGAAAGGATATCCCTGCCGAGATCAAGAAGCATTTACAGAGAGGCTCGCTGCCTTTTATCAAGATTGCAGACATCGCCGGCACATGGGGTATTGAATACTCTATCGGCACGTCCATGTACGCTGCACTCGATGAGTGTATTCCTGTTGCTGTAGGAGACCATTACGAGTTCTCCAAGGATGATGGAAACATCATCGAGGCATTTGCCCAGCTTATGTTTGCGGATACATCGTTGCCTGGCGATGCAGAATACACGGCAGGTAAGTTGAAGCTCCGTGATGAATACATTGCTCGTGAGGCTGCAAGAAGAAACGCTGCTGCCGACAAGGGTAAGAGTGACGAACAACTCAGTAAGGAGAGTGATGAGGCTGTTCAGGAGGTTGTTGATCGAGACAAGCACGCTGACACTCTCCGTGATATGGCAGAACAGATTAAGAAGGAAGGAGGTCAGCATGAGTGATAAATTGATTGAGATAGTCGAGGACCACAATTCCCTTGTACAGGCACTCCAATTCATTTTGGAGGCCGCAGAGACGAAGAAACTGCCTCCATACGGCCTTCTTCCTACATTTAACGACTCTTTTCTTGATGATCGGCTTAGGATAGCCCTTGAGCTTATCACAGGAGAGAAATATTCGTGATATATCGTATATTTTCTTCTACTTCATTTATATAAAAGTAAGGGGTGGCATCTGAGAAGATATCACCCCTTTTTAACCAAAAAAATTTTAGAATTACGAACAGCAGAAAGAATCTGTGAACATAATCTGTTTGCAAAGGTACTTGGTTTTGTTGGATTTATGGTATATCAAAGTTGCTTTAACACGAATTTAACTATTTACCACCCTTACAGAGTCCGTTCTTAAACAACAAGCAGTCATTCTTGCCGGTTGGATAATTTATTGGGAGGTAAAAATGTACGGTCGAATCCTCAGTTTGAAGCTCGTCCTGTTTAATTCTTGCGTACTCTGCTATAAGTCGTGTTTGTTCTGTCCACTCCTTTGTGCCCTCTTTCATCCTTCGTCTGGCAATTACGAGGTCTGTGAGGATCTGCTCCTTGGAAGTAGCTTTTGCCAACTCTTCAGGAGAAAGCTCATCGGCGCTCTCGTTCTTCGCTTTCTTGCCCTGCACCTCTGCGATTCTTGTCTGAACAGATTCCAGAGATTCAAGTTTATTCATTTCTCGCTCAAGAACGTCCTTAGGCCAGTTGAACCCTTCTCCTTGAAAGGCAATAGCCCAACTGTCACGGGCTGACATGCCGGAGCCACGGAGGCTGGCGTAGATGTAATAGCGAGGGTCTTTCATCTTGAGAGCCTTTACCTTTTTGTAAATATCGACGGATAACGTGTATCCTTTTGTTTCTTCAATCATAATCTTATTTCTTTTTATTATCCTTGAATGCAAATACTGTGTAACAACAACAGGAAACGTGGAACGGTGGATATGGGTCTTTGAAAGAATGGATGCCGGCATCGGCTTCGCTTTGACAAACGTCGCAAGGATAACTGCTTCCTCTCTTGACATAGAACCCGACAGCCTTGTTTTCCTGTCCATACTCCTGCTCTGCCTGTCCCCACGCCAAAGCAATCACCTGTGAAGCATTTCTTACGATATTCTGATAGGCGTTTCTGTAGTATCCCTTTCCGTAAGAAGGAACATCGATATTAATGTCCTTTCTCTTCGCCTTGGTGATGACTGATGTGTGATATGGGTCTTTATAGCCGGTTCGGACGGAAGATAGGAGCTGCTGGTCAGAATACCCCATCAAGGTTCCTGCCTTGATCATCCTTACAATATCTTCAGCAAAGTTTCCGAGATAGACGGCGTTTCTTTCGGATGTCGTCTTTCCGTAGATATCGCTGACGAGAAACGATTCGATGTTCTCGCTGTCAATCCCGAGAATCTTGCACGAAGCCTTGGAGTAAGCAGAGATGTAGCTGTTGATACTCTCCTCTGCCTCAGCAGTAACATTCTTGGCATAAGAGAGCAGGGCTGACTCGTTTGTGAGCCTGCCCGCACCTCTGTATCGCTTGCTTGCGGTAACTATCTTCTGTGTTGATTTCCAGAGAATATCTGCAATGTGGTCCTCGCAGTTTCGGATTGCCTGCAAGCGCTTCCTGCTGTAATCGACAGAACGTTTTAACTCATCCATAGGCTATTAATGGGTTTTGTTAAACTTTTTCCAATTGTTTTCATTTGGCTGATTACCCCATTTGTCTGTATTTTTACCTTCGTCTGGTCTCCCTGCCTTTCTTCCGTTACCTGTACGAATGTTTCCATTGCCTCCGTTCTGAATCCTCGCAGTAGCTTCCTGCTCCTCGATAGCATTCTCTGTCTCGTTATCGGCACGTTGCATATCCATGAGAAGGTCTTGCTGGTCCTCCTCTTTCTTCTCTCGTAAGATACGCTCCCACTCGGCATTCTTTGGGAAGTCAGGACAACGCTCCGATGCAGTCTGCTTCGAGAGGAATCCGTTCTGAACGGCAGTTGCAAGATTTGTAAGAAGCTCAGTCTTGTTCTGATGCGTATAAGGCTCAATCCAAGCGTTGATATCGAGGCCAACAATAGAAGCCGTCGCGTTATTTTCGTGTCCGATTCCGAACTTGGCAATTTCAACCAGTTTGTCAAGGAATGGCTGCAACTTCTGAGAATCATTCATGGCAACCTCTAATGCAGGAGAATAGAGGAGTTTGATGGCTACACCTGGGAGGTCGCCGGACTTCAACTCAGGTGGCTTAACTGTGAATGACAGCTCATAGATGAGGTCATACGACTTGTTGAGCTGGGTGGCAAAAGCATCTGATGCATCGGTTCCATTGAGGAATCCAGCATCGTTATCCTTGCTGTTCATAGCGATAACCTTGGCTGCTCCAGTCATATCGTCGCCTGAAATGGTAATCTCATCACCATCACCCTTTACGTAGAATACCGGGAAAGCGTATGCCTTGTTGTTCTCGCAAAGATACGAGAATGCCTCCTCGTAATCTTCGATGTTCTTCTGAACATTGGACCAGCAAGGTCCCTCGTCATTTCGGATATATGCAACCGGTATTGAATTGAAGTGATGTTCTTTCTTTTCAACAAGAGCATATCCGTTCATTCCGAACAACCCCTTAATGAGGTTCACTGCCTTCTTCGTTACGCTCTTGTTTCCGACATCGTTCCTGAATCTGTAATAACAGGTATCATCCCAGACCTCAACCCACTCTATCTGAGCGTTTCCGTCTTCATCCAAGTCGTAATACTTACGGGCGAATACAGAGAGTTCTCCGGTTATTGAATCGTAATGCGGATAAAGGTAGTCTCCGTTCTTGAATGACAGAACCTTAACTCCGAACTTTCCTTTGTCGATATAGCCGACTGCTGCGGTTTCTGCAACAGTCATGTATGAGCTTACTGCTTCGAAGAACGCAATCTCCATGTTGTGCATAAGCCAACCCTTCTTAAAGATGTTAAGATTCTTCTGGGATTCCTCTTCCTTATCAAGTTCATCTGTGCTGTCTGCAAGCTCAAACTGAATGTCATTTCCTGTCAAGTGTAGGGTGTGCTTCGTTGCGATAACCTGCTGGAAGGCAAATGCACATCTGGTGATTGGCTGTATGTAGTAGCGGTTTCCTGTAGTAGGATCTTTCGGGTCCCACTCTGGATTTTCCTTAATAATGTCCGGATAAGCGGTTTTGTCCCAGATTCTATGTCCGCTTGTGAAGTACTCACGAAGGAAGTCGGACTGGGTTTTTACTCTCCATACGCAAGGATCGTAAGGCATGTTCTGCATACTCCTATCACCAACCTTGTCGGAGAAAGTGCCATGACTCATGTATCCGTCAGGCTTAAGCTCGTAGAATGGTTTCTTTACGAGTATTTCTCTAAAATTTAAATTCTCCATAATCCGTTTATCTTTTTATGTTTCTTTTTTGTTAAACTGAATATCATTACGTAGAACCAAGACTCAAAGAAGTCAGGCGAGTGACCGACATACTTCTTGGCCTTCTTTTTAGGCATAAGTTTGAATCCCTTATCATCTCCATCCTCGTCACGTCGGAGCATCTTGCGTTCCTTCTGAAGAATCTGTCTGAGAGGAACCTTATCGAATCCGTTTCCTGAATACTTTTTTTCAAGCAGTGATGAGTCGATGGAAATCTGTTTATCCTTAATCATCTTGTAGAATAGCCATGCGCACTGGGATTTTAAATCCTTGTAGAGGTACTTGATTCCCTCCTCTTCCTTATGGTTTTTAGCAATAGGGGCTGCCTGGTTGTTGAATGGAACGGCATCCTTGAAGAATCCCTTGAAGTACTGGCCGATGCCCTGTAAATCGTAAGTGAAGTTACATTCCTCGACGCCCCACTCTCTCAGTTTAGCCTCAACTACCGAAACAAGAGTCTTAGAGTCCAGCCTCATCACAACCAAGTCCTTGCAGTGCCATCCTTCCCAAAGCCACATCACGAAGTTGTCACCGCCCGTGAATGCGATATCGGCAGATGCTCTTCGTTTTCCGTCACCTGTTTGTTCTGCGTTGTCGAAGATTTCCTCAAGATCTTCCATCTTGATCATGTCATCTCCAGCAGCTTTCCAGTTCCAGTTAGCCTCCAGGTCTCGCATACGCTGTTCTTCATCCTGCTGTGCAAGGTTGGCGAGATATGAAACATCGGTAGAGATAAGCTTGATGTTTTCGGACACGTCGGCACGTATGAAGGTAGCTGACTTGATGAACATCTCGAGCTTGGAATAGCCAAGTTCTTCGTAGCTGGGCTTCCATAGGCTGTCAATGATATTCTTACACTGTTCGTACACCTCTTCTCTTATGTCGCCCCAGTAGATTGAGTCAGGCGTATCTCCATCCATGAAGCAGTATCGTATAACTCCATCACGTTCCGGTATAATGTAACCGTTCTCGTCAACCCACCAGTCGATGAACTTTCGTACCCAGGATTCCGGGTCAGGGTTACAGGTAATCCAGAAGCGGTTTCGGATATGTGCTGCATTTCGGTTGTTGGTCAAGAGATACTTGAACTTCTTATATGGGCACTGAGTACCCTCATCGATGCAGACATAGGCATACTGGCGACCCTGAAATCGTGTCTTGAAATCCTGATAGGCTCCTGCGTAGTACGAGAATTTGAGCCATCCTCCGTTGTCGAAGTTCCAGGTCATATCGTTCTGTGACTTATTGTAAGTTCCAAATTGGGAGAACAATTTGTAAGAGTCTGTTACTAAGGATTGTAAGTCATCTTTTTCGTTACGAAGGATAGTTGCATGAAAGTCCGGATTTTTGATATCCTTCAGAACTTCCATGAGAGAAGAGAAGGACTTGGAATTGTGAGTGACGATGAAGTCTTCTACCATAAACAGAGAGTTTGTGTTGTTCACTGCAATACAGCAGCACTCCTTCTCTCCTACATACTCAAAATCGACAATCCTTCTTCCCAGTTCGCTTACGCCGCCATTGTACTCGGTACAAAGCGCCTTCTTACGTGGAAGACGGAATAAGCGTTCTGACTGATTAATTCTGATGTAAATATCATAATAATCGCTTGCCTCTATACGCTCTCCATTCTTGGTATAGTGGTTCTCGTACTTATTTATAGTGGCAAGGCCTCCAAGGCTGTTTACTAAAAACTTAACGTCTTTAGCAAGCTGCTCACTGACTGTCGCAAACGTACAATGCCCACGCTTATCCACAGTACCATCGGTATCCATAAGTCCTTGAAGGATAGCCCACCTTGTCTCTATAGATCCAAACTTATAGAAATCGGGGACCGACTTATTGAAAGCGTCGCAGCCGTAGAGATTTAACCCCTCAAGATCATTACGTAATCTCTCATCCTTGATTCTGTAATCGCAAGCTACACTGCCTTGTTTTTGTGCATAGTTAGTCATATCGATGCCAGCACTCTCAAACTCTCTCACGATATCTTCGTCTGCGCTACAGAGCATGGCATCATAACTTCCATTCTTTATATTTGAGGTTATACATCCATCTCCAAGTATGGCGCCTATAACATAAGGTGAGCTCGTTGGTTTGTAACGACGATTTCCCCAAGGGCGAGTAAACTTTACAGGCTCACACAAAGGTATGAGTAACTTACTATTTTTAATCTCGCCAGTCTTCAGCTTTGCGAGGTGGTCAACAACCATCTGGGTGGTCCATACCCTATAATCATCATTGATAGATAACCCGTTAATGATTCTCTTCTTACTTCTATAGCAAGTCTTACGTACATTCCAGAGGTGGTCGTATGATGCAATAACCTCAGACCCATCGACAAACTTTAGTTTGAAAGCAGGAAGTTTGCCGTGGTCTTTGCGATATACGACACGCTGCATTCCACCATCAGTTCCACTGATGATGTCACCTGCCTTTAAATCCCCGATACGCCTATAGCCAAATGGAGTAACAACCTTTGTATCGACAAGAAGTGGGCCGCCTCGCGAGCCGCCAACTATCTTAATATCAGCATCAATAGACAGCATACGTTCCTGACCGCCACGCTGAGCAATAATCTTCAGCTTGTCGGGATGCTTCTTGTCGGTATCTCTTAACGATTGGATATACTCTTGAGTGTAAATAGGCTCTCCATTATCCAAATTTAATCCTGAAAGTACTTCTTTCTGCATAAAAATACAATTAATATTGCAAAAATATAAATTTTTCTTGGATAATTGTATACTTATTCATATATTTGCCAAATAAAAGGTATATTTATACATTTTAGAGTGGAAGAACCACTTTTAGAATAACATTTTTAATCAAAAAACAACATGACAAGAGAAGAACTCTTAGCATTGGTCAACAAGGAACTCGGTAGTACCAAGTTGACAATTAGCGAGAAAACCATCAATGAAGAACTTGATGACGTACTCGAAGATTTTGGTGAAGACGAAGCTGCAAACGCCAAGTTGGTAACCAAGGTTACAAATCGCTTGAAACGCATGGACGGCAATCTCCATTCTGACGTTTCTCAGCAAGTTAAGGAATATAAGAAGAAGGCGAGGGAACGCCAAAAGGCAAAGGAATCTGAGTCTGAGGAGGAAGAGCCTGAAAATAACAATATTCCTAACGAAGAGGATATGCCTGAGTGGGCAAAGAAGCTCATCGGTGAAGTCAAGAAGGAGCGTGAGGCGCGAGAGCAGAAGGAAGCAGCTGACGCAAAGAAGGCGTTGGTTAACTCCATTAAGGAAGGTCTTAAGGCTAAGTTTGAGAAAGCCAACATTCCTTTGAATTCGTTTTTCGTTAAGACAGCTTTGGATAAGCTTGAGATTCCAGATGGTGAAGTTGACATCAAGGATCTTGTCGGTAAGGCAGAGGTTCTTTACAATGCCGACCTCAAGGAAGCGGGTATCAATCCAGAAACCAAGCCTCGAAGCGGAGGTGGCGGAGCCGGAGGAACCGGAACCGTAGACGAACACGAGTTCGATGATGTTGCAGCTATCAGATCTCGACACAAGCCTAAGGACGAATAACAATTAGTATTCAGGATAACAAATTTATTTATTGATTATGGGAACAGTTTCTCCTTATTACAGTGAAAGGATGAATGGTAGCGGCTTCTTGCCAGGTCGTTCCCTCATCCAGGCTCGTGGCGAAATCGGCGGTATCCGCTATGTATTCGTCAAGTTGAATGGCGCCGCAAAGGATGCTTTCCGTACTCCTACAACTGGTGGTAAGTTGCTCAACCCTTTCAAGGGTCCTGCAAAGATTTACGCCGGTGACTTCCTGGAGTATGATCCTGGCATCTATGGCAACGCAGGCGCAACTGTTAAGATTGTTAAGTCTTACCAGTGTGCAAAGAATACCGGTGCTACTGACACAACTCTCCTTATTGTACGTGATGGCTACAAGCACATTCCGTTCATTGGAGACAACATCATGGTTGCTCCTGACGCTCTCGATGGCACAGGTACAGCAGTTACGGTTACGGGTGTTGAGAAGACAACCGAGGCTGGCGCAGACGTATGGAAGCTTACTTTGTCAGCAACACTCGGTGTTGTAGCGAAGGATGCGGTACTCGTTGAGGCAGCAGCTGCCGGCGCGAAACAGAAGCCTATGGTAACCAACCCTAACGGTTATGCTCAGTGCGACTACGACTTCCTGTTCACCCCAGGTGAAGATTTTGAGGATGGTGCTCGCTATATGCTTACCCCATTCCTTGCTAACGATGACACCGTTATGTACATCGACAGGATGTCTCCAATCCCTCCTGCAATCAAGGCTCTCAACAAGAGTCGCGTTAACGGATGGTTCCATCTCTAATTATTAACCTTAAAGATTGATTCAGGATTATGGCAAAATTTGATTTTAATAATTCGCGACTTGCCAAGTTCTTCGGTTCTCAGGAGAATACGGCATATTTGCAGAGTTTCCTTGACAAAAAGGAAATCTTCTTTACTAACTACGGCTGGTACAAGACACAGGGACATAACGCTTCGTTCCTAACATCTACCGACAACTACGGCTTGGCTACATTCAACGTTAAGGCTCGCAAGTTGAAGGCAGCTCCAATGGCTGACCTCCGCGCTCCTCTCGGTGATTCTAACCAGATGGATAAGAATGGGCACAAGTGGTACACCGCTTCTATCCCTGACTTCATCACTCCTGGTTACGTTGAGACCGCAGTTGAGCGTTACGCACGCATCAAGCAGTTCGAGGAGTTCGGTAACGATGCCGATATCTTGGCAGACTGGTGCGATGAGGTTCAGACCCGTATTGACTCTGTTGATGCGACAATGAACTTTATGACCGCTCAGTTGATGTCTACCGGTAAGATTGACTACTCAGGCATTGGCCGTGGTATCTCTACCCCATTGCACAGGGCTATCGACCCTATCGAGTATGGCGATAACTTCATCAATGGTGGCGCTAAGAAGTGGGCTGACCCTACTGCTACCATCCTTACCTACATGAAGGAGAAGGAGGCTAAGTATCGTGAGACCCGCGGTGGTTTCGACGGTGCTTTGATCTGGCAGATGACTCGCAATACATTCTATAATGTATTCTTGAAGAACGCAGAGGTCCGCGAGCTCGTTACCAATTACCGTCAGCTGAACTACATTGCCTCTACCAAGACAATGCCTATCAGCAAAGAGCAGTTCATCAAGGCATTCGTTGACTTCGAGGGAGTATCTCCTATCGAGATTGTGACCGAGAAGGAACGCAACCTTACTCATACAACCGATGAGTACAAGCAGGGTTGGGCAGACAACATCGTCGTTCTCCGTCCTGCCGGTGATGCCTGTGAGTTCGAGCGTACAGACAGCCTCGACAAAAAGCTGATTGAGTATGCCGGCAACAAGGCTATCTCTACCTTGTTCGGTACAACCAACGATGGTCTCGGTCTGTTGATGAACTCAACGGTTCCGAACGGTAAGTACATGGAGTGGCACACAGACATCATGTTCTCTGCTTGCCCAGCTCTCATCGACTTCCCAGATCATTGCATTATGGACATTACCAAGACTGATTAATTTCGGTCTTGGAACTATTAACGTAATTAGATTGTATGGTTATGGAATCAGAGATGGAAGTTTACACTGCATACGACTACCTTATCAACAGGGTGAAGTTTGAGGTGCCAAAGAAGACCATGTTGGGAATCATGCTTACCCGCAGCATACAGCCGGAGTCGCTGATGTGTGACTGTGATGCTGACGTGCTGAGTTTAGCATACGCCGATACATTGAAGTGGTTTTGTCTTGGCCCAAGCAAGGTGAACAACACCTCTGATTCCGACAATGGTTGGACGCACTCTGGAGGAGGATATGAGATTTCGGGCGATGATATCAGCGCAATGAAGGCGGAGGCTAATGCTATCTACCAAAAGCTTGAGCCCGACTCGATGCTCAAGAAAAAATCCACCTTCCGGTTGACCTCTCACGGAGTGAAGCGGGCGAATTATTCTCCTTTGGGAGAACCTCTCCCTCACATCATCAAATAAGGCGTATGGAAAAGGAAAACATCAGAAACCCAAGATACCCTCACCATATCAAGATTGTGAGGAAGGTCGTCGGAAAAGCCGACCCTGATGACCCATTCGCCGATGACGACGCTCCGGTCGGTGAGGACAAGGAAATCATTCTCTATAACGGTGAAGGCCGCAGTTATACGGACACTACCACTGTAGGCGATAAATATGTAGACCAGAACAAGAGGAAAGCATCGATTCCTGTCAGATATGACGAATGGGGTGCTGGCAGATGTCCTCTTGACGGAGACACCATTTACGCGACTATCGGCAACAATACAGAAGTAGGCATCGTAAAAGACTGCGAACCGGACAATAACAGGACTGTGGTTTACTGGGAATACATAAGAGTTTAGGATATGGGGAGTTTGGCAGATCAGTTTGCGATTATGGCTAAAAACGTTATCGGAAGAAAAACGACGGAAGCCATTTTGGAAAAACTATCGCTTGTTGCTTATGACATGGTGGAGCGATACGCAAGCACCAAGGATTATCATGACGTAACAGGTAACTTGCTAAATTCTTTTGCCGTAGGAGTTTACCATAACGGAAAGATAAACCGCATAGTAGACGCGAGCAGCGTAGGTTTAGAGCCACCGACAAGACAATCTCTTGCAAAAGGAGAACTCTACGATTTGACATACTACTATAGCGGTAAGCCTGCGAGACATCTCACAGAAGACGGAAAAAAACTGACAAGGCCGTATCGCGGAGAGTATGGATCTGGCGGAAAGGACGGTGTCAGTGTGGCACACAGAAGTTTGATACAAAGGCATCCAAGCGGAACATACGCAATCGTAGCTGTTGTAGCGATGGAATACGCCAAGTTTGTACAAAACAAGCGGAACCACGACGTACTTACAGGCTTAAGAGACGAACTCCCTGGAATATTTGAAGGAAAAATAGTAACGATATGATAAGTATTAAGACATTATACTTCGATGTGGGCAACGCCATGAAAGGTGTGTGTGACAGGGTGTTCCCACGCAACCGCCCAAAGGCTGTTGACAAGAAGATAAACAGTTATATCGTTGTCTTCTTTCCATCTTCTATATACAACAACGAGATGAACTCTGACGGTGCGTATAACGACTACTCTACCACCCTACAGATAGAAGTGTACGTAAAGGATAAGGCCTCGGCGGACAATCCCAACGCACTCGATGTATCCCAAGTAGACGATAAAGTAAAATCTGTTATGGACAGATTTCCAATCTCCACCAAAAACATCATCGTGACAAATCCAAGGATAACCATGCAGACAGATGACGGAGACGGCTACTCTGTCACCATCATACAAGGACGATTGAGAACAAAATAAGTATTCAGGTATAACAATTTAAAATATTTTAGATTATGGCTATGACAACTATTGACAAGATGAAGGACATTTTCAATGGTCCTAAGACTTTGCTCTACTCAAAGGCTATCACAGACTTGAGCAAGGCTTCAGTTGACATCACACCAGAGATTGAGCTTCCTGTGGAGGTTGATTCTCTTAAGGCAACCATGGAGGATCCGACCATCAATCACTACAAGGTTATCGGCCTTGCCGGTGACTGGGCAACTACCGCAGAACTCGGTGACTTCAACGTAGAGTTCGTTGTTCCTTCCAAGGCAAAGGACTTGTTGAAAATCATGTTCGGTGAGGATGCAATCACAGAGTTGACCAAGGTTACCTTGAAGAGTACTGGTGACGCGACTCTCGATGCTACTACCGGTTTTACCGGCGTTGCAGTTGAGCCTAAGAAGTTCAAGATCAAGGGTACTATCGTCATCGTTGACGACGAGAAGGAGAACCTTATGATCGTGACAAACATTGCCCTCTATGCAACGTTGCAGTGGGATGACACAGGCTCAAAGCCAGTTGCATTCAAATTCGCCGGTTCTATCGAGGGTGCAGGCATGCGCAGTATCGCTTGGCTTACTAAGGCTCCAGCTCCTGGCATTGGCGGCTAATTAAAGAGAAGTCTATAGGTAATTAGATTCAGGATAACAACCGTTGGGCGGCAGGCTTATGATAACAGCCGTGCCGCCCTTCTTCGTTTAAAAAATCATACAATCATGGCAGAAGAAAAGAAAATAGAGCAGCCTTCGGTGGACTTACAGGAGATGCTTGACAGCGTTATCGGTGACACGCCGACGGAGGTAGTGTTCCGTGGCAAGAAACACAGTGTAGGATGGCTCAGAAAGGGAACAATGAGAAGATGCACCCATATCAAGATGAAGGAGAAGAACGAATGGAAGCGCAACGTCAAGATTTGCGTCTGCATCCTCCTTAACAACATCTGGAAGATACGAGCCTTCTACTGGCTTTACTGGCGTTGGCTCTACTACATCAATGACGTAGACGTGGTAGAGGTGCTGAAAGTTCTCGATGTTTCTAAAAAAAAATTCCATCGAACGCATTCTCGCTGACTACCATATTAGCGACAGGGATGACGGACGTGATGATGACGATGACGAGGAGCGAAGTAAAAGCTATCCAAGCAGAACAAGCTGGGGAGCAGCCTTCTCGTTAGCGGAGAAGTTTGGTTTTCTCTTCCATCGCAAGTACTTCATCGCAGCCTACGACTACTGGTGGGGCTATTCGTCTGCGCAGATCGACCTCATGGTGGCAGACCAGCCTCTTGTCGTCTATCCAAAGACCAAGAAGGAAAGCGGGCCGAAGAAGCACACGTTAAAGGAAATGGATGACCTCTACGACAGATGGATGGAGAAAAGGAAGAATAAGGGAAGCCTCGTTGGTAAGAATATAAATCTTACTGATTACTTAAACAATGAACTCTAACTTAAAAATATTCAGGATATGGCAGGTGGAAATTTAGGTGACTTGTGGTTTGATTTAAATATTAAAGATAACAATGTTAGGGCAAAACTGAAAGAAATTTCAGAGGCGCTTTCTGAGTTGGATTTGAAGACTGTGTCTGGAAGGAAGTCTGCCGAAAAGCTCTTTAAGGTCTTTAATAGAGAAAACGGCAAGGAAATCGCTGAAGATTTCAAAAACGTTGCAGCCCAAATGGGCATCCAGGCCCAAGAGACCGCAAATCTAAACAATAGATTAAGAGAGTTATCGAAACTTAAAGCTGATATTCTCCGTAGGGACAAAGAACAGTCTGAGCATGGAAACTTTGTTGCGATGAAGAATGAGGCACAGGCTGCGCTTGATTTAACAAATAGATACAACGAACTCGCTAAATTAAAAGATGATATCTTAAAGCGTGACAAGGAAATGGAGGCTCAAGGAGCTTTCGTTGCCCTTGTTAATGAAGCAAGGCAAGCACAGGAGCTCAATGAGCGATACAGAGAAATGCAACAATTAAAATCCGCAATCGTAGAACGCGACAGGCAATCTACGGAGCATGGAAACTTTGTTGCGATGAAGAATGAGGCACAGGCTGCGCAAGAGTTGGCTGTCAGGGAAAAGGAGCTCGTTGACCTGAGAAGTGCCATCATACGCCGTAATGAAGAAATGATCGCTGCCGAAAATAGGCTAAGAGAAGCGACGGAGCGAACCAACCAGGCTAGAAGAGAAGCAATTGCGGCATCTCGTCAACAAGCAGAGTCTCTTGTTCGTGATAGAGTTAAGGAACTTGAAGCACAAAGACTACAGCTCCAAGGCTTATTTGGAAGTGGAAAGAATGTGTTAAGTACGCAAGAGTTAACGCAACTTCAACAGGCATTCTCGCAAATCACGCAAGAGCTTAATACTCTTCGAGGAGCTATGGCTAATCTTAGTGGGTATTCTATAAGAGATTTGTTCTCTATGGGACGAGGAACAAGCGACTATACTCCACTGATAAGCAGTATGCGAACTGTAATCGATCAAAAACAGGAAGCGATAAACCTTGAGCGAAAACACCAAGAAGAGATAGCGAAAACGGCTGCAAAGGCACGAAACGACCTTGCGGCAGCTTTAGCCGGAGCAAACGCTGAAGCGAAGAAGATGCAATCCATAGTCGGAGACATCAAATCTCTCTTCTTACAGGGAGGTATTGTCTTTGGCGCGCAGCAGTTCTTCAATTCAATCGTTCAGACCGGTGGTGAGATTGTTCAGCAGCATGTAGCGTTGCGCTCTATCCTTGGAGATGTGCAGAAGGCCGACGAATTATTCGCTCAGACTCAGCAACTTGCGTTGCAGTCTCCATTCAAGTTTGGAGAGCTGAACCGAGATGTCAAGCAACTGGCTGCGTTCGGAGTCGAGGCAAATGACTTGTATGATACCACAAAGCGACTTGCGGATATAGCATCTGGTCTTGGCGTGGACTTCGGCCGATTGGGTCTTGCGTTCGGTCAGGTAAAGGCTCGTTCTTGGCTCGATGGTAAGGAGTTGCGCCAGTTTGCTTACGCTGGTCTTCCTCTTTTGCAGAGAATCACTGAGCTTTATAACTCAGAAGGAAAGAACGGAAGGAACAATTATACCCAGGCAGATGTCAAGAAGATGATTAGTGCTAGACAGGTAAGCTTCGAGGATGTTCAGAAGGTACTGTGGAAAATGACAGACGAGGGCGGCCAGTTCTACAACATGCAGTTCGTTCTGTCCGAAACATTGCTTGGCCGATGGAATAAGCTCATTGATGCCTGGGACATTATGCTTGGAAAGTTCGCAGAAGGCAAGAGTGTTGTCGGAGGCACTTTCTCTTTCCTTATTAATAGAACAACAGATTTGGTTTTGGCTTTGGATAAGGTCTCTAACGCAGCACTTGCATTCGGTGCTATGTATGCTTTGCGTAAGGGTGCGACAGCCATTGCTTCAAGAGTTGGTATAAGCAGTAACCTTGCAGCTTTGCGGGCTGAACAACAGGTAAAGCTAAGAACTTTCGCCGTAGAGCAGCAGCAAGCTCTCATTGAGGGCAAGATAACCCTGGAAAAAATGAGGCAGAATATTGCTGACTACCAGGGAATGCTGAATAGCAAGATTAATACCAGAAATGCTGTAGAGCAAGCTGCACTAGAGGGAAGACTTAGCGCGTTGAAGATACAAAAAGCTTTCCGCGAGGGTCTAATATCCGAGGAGATGATCGAACAGCTTCGCCTTATGGGCATAATAAGCGAAAAGGAGTCCGAGCTTATAACAAAAGAAGGAATAAGGGCAAGAATGTCGCTTGCTGTTAACCAGGCAAAAGGAAAGCTTGGAGGATTCTTCTCTGGATGGAATATTGCAACACTTGGTATTACTATAGGAACAGCTCTGTATTCGGCATATAGTCAGTTCAAGGACAGTATCAAACAGGATACCGATAGGATAAACGAGACTGCAAAAACAACAGTAAAGACACTATCTGATACGTTATCGGAAGTTAACAATAAAGGCACTGGCGAGACTCTTCAGCAACAGGTAGACAAGATGACTGATGTCCTTAAACAGAGCGGACTCTATACAGACTCCATTAAGGAACAGATAGATAGTACTGATGACCTCGGCAAGGAGTATGATATCTTAAAACAGAAAATCATTGACGCTAGGAATGAGAATAATTTCACTCCAGGCGAAGGAGAGAACTTCGCAAAGGCAAAGAAGGCTACTGGTGCTGGATTCGCAGGTGAAGCAGGTTGGTTCGGCCAATGGACTGGTATCGGTCAAGACGATATTGACAAAAACATAAACGACGTTGCAGGGAACCTTGCCCAGCTCCAGATGAAGATGGAGAAATTCGGTGGTTCTACCAAGTCTTTAATGGAAAAGGTTGCAAATTCTATCCTTGGTGCAAGGTCTGCCGGAATGACATTTGAGGAAAAAATAGCCGAGATATGCAGTTCGAGAGGCGTAAACGGATATTGGGAGACATTTGTCAAGAAGGTAAGTAATGGAAACAAAGATGTTGAAGATGATCTCCGTGGGTTGGAGGGCGACTTGGATGACTTTAGTGGAAACTTTGGTCAGATAGCTACCGACGATATTCCTAAATATCTCGAATATATGGCCAAGAGTAGGAATATGGACATGGTTGAGTTCTCAAGGTGGTGTAAACAGCACCCGGATAAGTTCAGAACCATGCTTGACCAAATGTTATCTGAGGCGAACAAGAAAGTTCCCGGTCTTGTAGCGAGACTTCAAAGCGTAGCTATGGCTATTTTGAACATAGGAAAAGCAAAGCCACAAGAAGGCAATACTGGTCCAAAAGTTTGGAAAAACCCTAACAAAGTAGGAACTATCGAAAGAAAAGTCTTCGACAAGCTACAAAAGGCAGGAAAACTTAAAGGAGGAACAGATGGTTTCTGGCAGAAGGAAATGGCCGAGTATCTCCACAATCTGAATGGAGGAAATAGTAACGGATGGACTTCATTCGGAGAGGCTGTAAGAAAGAGATACAAGGAGGTCCGTGACGAGAACGACAATGCAAAGAATGCAGGCGACAGACAACCATACGTAAGGGAGCAGCGAATGCTTGAAGCAATAGCGGCTCAGTCTGGAATAAGTATTGATGTAGGCAAGAACAAGGTTACTGGTCACTTCGGGAAAGACAAAAACAAGAATGGTCGCGAAGAAGATACTGAGCTCAAGCGCTTGCAGGAACGTCTTAGCAGTTTGAAGTCTGCAAGGCAGATGTACCAGAAGTACAAGAGCATAATGTCTGATGAAGAGGCAAAGAAGAAGACCTACAATCTTTTTCCTGAGGTTACCGGTCTTAATCTTGACGACTACCAGAAGGCGGTTCACTCTCTCCTTAAAGGGTTCAGTATAAACACCACCGATAGAAAGAAGTTCCAAACTTCTATCTATCGCGAGGTTGCTGAGTGGCTCTTCAACGAGAAGGACAAGAAGGAGTACGAGAGAAAGGCAGCTGATTTCACGGAATTATTGAACAGGTTATCGAATCAATGGGACTTGTACAAAGAGTTGCTCAGTAAGACCGGTGATAAGAATTTCTCCAGTGCCGCATTCAGTAATCCCGGATATATCGATGACAAAGCAAAGGAGCTTATAGTCGAGTATAACAATAAGTTCGGAAAGGACTTTCAGAGAGAGAATGCGATGTCGATGTCCGATGGTGTTGCAAAGGAAACTCTTAAAGGTCCGGGTGAATATGAGGCGTGGAAGAAGATAGTTGACCTTCTTCGAAGCAACTATATCAAGATTTTGCAGGATGCTGCCGACATCATCGAGAAAACGGAAGATTATGAGGATAAAATCTTGAAGATAAGGGAGAGATACAACGAGCTTATCGGCAAGACGAATGATCCTGGCATCAAGGCAAGATATGAGATTCAGAGAGACAAGGAGATTGGTCAGGTTAAACTTGACCAGTTCAAGAACTCTTCTGATTATCTCAATTTCTACGGAGCCATCGTGTCTCTCGGTATGGATAAGGCTCAGGCTATCGGTGCAAGAATCAGGCAGAACATCAATGAGTCTCTACAAAGCGGAGCCATTGATGCGAGAGAGTACGCAAAGGAAATCAAACAGCTTGATGAGCAATTATTGAAGCTGACGAGTCCAAAGAAGACTTTCCTTAATGGTGGTCTGAAGGGAATGGCCGAGCAGAAGATTTCTGATGCAAGCGAGCAGATGACCCTCGCAGCAAGTAAAATTGCTGAAGGCACGAAGGTCCGCGAACTTGGTCTCAAAATGGGAGACGAAAACTTCATCAAACGCGGTGATAGTATGATTGCCAGCGGAAAGGCTATGATGAAGGCAGCCGAGATTCTGTTTAAGGATGGAACAAAGGCAAAGGAGTCTCTTGATAAGTTTGCTAACGTAGTAAGCATTATCGACCAGAATGTACAGGGAATGTTCGAAGCGTTCAATGACATAAAGGAGACAGCTTCTCTTCTCGGTGTTGATACCGAATCTGACGGATGGCAGGATGCTTCGGCCTTCTTCGAGACCTTCTCCGGCATGTCAAGCTCATTATCTAAGGTGGTAACAAGCGCAGAGTCCGGAAACGTCGGCGGAATCATTGCAGGTGTCACTGGCATATTTACCTCTCCTATCAAAGCCTTCGCTAAGGCTCACGATGCTAAGCTTGACAGACAGATAAAGCTCGCAGAGAGACAGCTGAATGAATTGAAGAACCTATCTAACAATATCAGTTCCGTTATTGAAAAGGCACTCGGTGGAATCTATTATTACAACAGGTCTTCTGATACGACGAAAAAGCTCAACGACATTAAGAAGAGCTATGAGGATGGCGCAGCTTACGCTAAGACGAAGGCTGGAAAAATATTCTACGGCGGTAAGAACAGAAGCCCCTACAGCAAGGATACGTATGAGGCTGCGATGAAGACAGAAGTGAACCCATCCACGTACGCAGACCAGCTCGCCCTACTCCACGCTCAGGAAGACGAGTTGAGGAAGCAGAGGCAAGCCGAGGATGACAAGAAAAAGACGGATAAGGATAAACTCGCCGACTACGACCAGCAAATCAAGGAGATGGAGTTACAAATCAAGACGTTCGCACAGGACTTCCTTAAAGATGTTTACTCTATCGATATGAAGAGCTGGGGAAATCAGCTGACTGATACTGTTGTGAGCGCATGGACTAAGGGGGAAGATGCGGTTGAGGCTTACAAGAATAAGGTCAAGGAAATGGTTCGCGAAGTTACGAAGAATATCGTATCTCAAAAAATCATGGAGAAGGCACTTGAAAAACCACTGGAATGGCTTACGGGAATCCTTGACAAAAAGGGCAAACTTGACGAGACCGATATGGGTGATTTTGCAGACAAGCTCTACCAAGTTGGCGAAAATGTAGTTCCTCAGTTAACCGGTATATTCGATGCTCTAAAGAAAAAGGGACTTGATTTGAGAGAAAACGGAAGTTCCTCTTTGACCAATTCGATTAAGGGCATTAATGAGGAAGAAATCGGCCTTCTCGCATCGTACCTTAATTCCATCAGATTATATTGTGCAGAAGACAATGAGAATCTCAAGCAGTTAACAGAGTTAACTAAGTCGACACTTCCAGAGATAAGCGTAATTGCCAAGTCTCAGCTTGTCGCTATGAATCAGCTTGTTACTCTTGCTGAGTACAGAAACGGCAAGCTTGATGATATGTATTCGTGGATGCGTTCTATAACCAAGGAAACTGGCGTAAAGAGTTTAAGAATCAGTTAAATCTAAAGAAATTATGTTTGAAAAGAAGAATTTGTCAGACAAGATGAAGAAAGAAGCAGTTTCACTGGGCCTTTGCGCTCAGTGGACTGCCGAGTGGCACGACAACTCATCCAAGCATGAGATGGTCGAGAAGTTTGTTAAGGGCATCGACTTCTGTATCGGAAGAAACTGGCCTTCGACCAAGGATATGAAGAAGTACTTTGGTGATGTCATTCATGATCATGGTGTGTATGTTGACGAGAACGTTGACCTACAAAACCCAAAGATTGTCATCCTCAATGGAGAGTGTGTAGCAAACATCAACTATGACTGGATGGGCAGTGGAGAGATATACGCAAGGCACAACACTTCACTTTACCTGAAGGTTAAGGGATTCTCCAGAGTGTTTGTCAATCTGTTAGATGGCGCAGAGCTTCATGTTGAATGTGAAGATACCGCAAAGTGCTTCATTTACCAATACGGAGGAACAGTTGTGAAAGCTACCGGGCCAGTCAATATCAGGGATAGACACGATTTTAAGTTCAATTAACGCATATTTATACGTATATCTTTGTATATTTATGCAATTAATTGTATATTTGCATCATAATAAGTGATTTTGAGTTATGAAAGATTATTTCAGAATTTATATGCAGAAAGAAGGTGATGGTGCCAAGGTAATGGACACTATAACCGATTTCGGTATGTACGTAAGCGAGAGCCCGTTCAAACCATGTGACGCAGTGAAAGAACCTGTAAAGAGGAGCTGGTATGACGAGCACGGAGACGATGAATATATAGGCAAAGACGGCCTGTACATGGCAGCTTACGAAAATAAAGTAAAGTTCCTATTTAAGGGAGAAGCTTATGGGGCGAACGAGAGATGCAGGAGCTTTGTGAATTATCTCCGAACAACGGGTATGATGAAGATGTACTGTGACTTCAATAAGATTGGCAGGCAGCACGTGAGACTGAAAAGCATAGACCCTGTGCTGTACAGAGACCCAGAGAATGAAGACTTATTGGTGATGAGTGTTACCTTTAAGTTTAATGACCCCGTGACAGACATTAAGCCGGTGATGGGCGCGGACGGAAACATAACGAACTTAACCTGATACAGACATGAGCAGATGGAACATATATCATAAGGACGGAACAAAGCTTACGGACGTGAACGGTGACGAGGTTGTCGTTCACGGATTGCAGTACTCAGACAAATGGATGGGAGAATGCTTCATTACCATTGACTTCAAAAACAACGCTCCAATCAACTTTAAGATAGGCGACTACATCATATACAGAGGAGAGCGATTCGAATTGAACTACGAGCCAGGAAAAGACAAAAAATCAAGTCTAAACACATACGGAGAAGGCTTCGTGTATGAAAGCGTAAAGTTCAATGCGTTGCAAGATGAGCTTGCCAGGGCTGAGTTTCTCGACGTGGTTCTGAACGACAACGAACTGCATTATACTGCCCTGCCGAAGTTTTCGTTCTACGTAGAGTCGCTTGACGACCTTCTCGACAGAATACAAGCCAACCTTAACGAACAGATCGGCAAGGGAGCGTGGAAAGTATACTCACGCAACAAGAAAAGGTCTTTGCAGAGAGGATGTTCAGATGCGGACTGGACGAATGTTTATGGAGGAGGAACACCTAAGAACGATATCGAATCCAAGTCTATCACCGTTGACGGAAAGACCTGTTGGGAGGCTTTGGCCTTAGTAAACAGCGAGTGGGATGTAAACTTCATCGTAAGAGGTCGGAATGTGTACGTTGGAACGGCAGGCGTGCTCGCAAAAAATATCTTCAAGTACGGACTTGGAAAAGGGTTGAGTGAGTTGATCCAAAATGCAGACTCAGAACAGCAAATCGTGACAAGGCTAAGAGCTTACGGTTCAGAAAAGAACCTCCCGTCTCACTACTACGCAGACCTCGGCGTAAAGTACTTCTGTAACATCACAGAGGTTAACACTGCAACAAGCTATCTGTCAGTGTATATCGACATGGAGTACATTGACAATTATTTCACCATCCCAAGAGTTTTCGTACCTAATGACGGGACGGGTAAAGAACAGACGTACGGATACGTCCTGAAGGTGACGTTTGACTTTCAGACGGTCATCACCTGTGTTGTGACAGCTTTGAGCAGCGGGCAGGCCGTAATGTTATACTCGGAAGTGAAGAACAACATGGAAGACAACGGAGACGAGCCGTCAAAAGAAAATCTTGACAGGTTTATCGCACAGGTAAACGCAGGAAACAGAAAGTTGTATATAACTGGCGGCCTGAATACTAAGGCAGTGCCATCGTCAATGAAGGAGTATGCGCAGAATCTTCCCAACAACATGTCTATCAACAGGCTGATGTTGCCAGGATTCCCCCATGTTTCACTTAACGACTACTACAACTCGCTGAGTAAGGCAGATAAGGAATACGTAAACCCAACGGGCAAGGAACATATCTTTTCGACCAATCCACACAGACCCTATATTGACTCTGTGAACATACAGCAGATTGGCCTGCGTTCCGCATCGCAATATTTTGATAACGATGACAAGACCAACGGTATCGTAGAGATATACCCTACAATCGAAGAAATGGTTATCGGTGGCGTGCGTGTGGATGAGATTGACGAGGGCGTTGCACCTAATGACAACGGAAGGTTTGAAGACGGACAGACTGTAAATAATGTTGACATCTACCTGAATCCGTCTATCGACTTCGACATCAACGACCTGAAGGACAGTGATTTCTCTATCGCCATGAAGGATGGCATGTGCGGAGGAAGGACCTTTAAGGTGGCATCATCGGTAAAAGAGAACGGCAGATGGAGGTTGACCATACAGAGAGTAAAGGACGATGCCTTGGAGCTGTGGTTCCCGTACAAAGACTATCCTATCAGAAAAGGAGATCACTTTGTGCTGACAGGTATCACCCTGCCCGACTCTTATGTGAACGCAGCCTCACTAAAACTTCTGAAATACGCCATTGCCTACATAGACAAGAACGACTACACAAGGTATGTGTACCAGCCCAAGGTGGACGAAGTGTTTATGGCCAGACAAAACGACCAAGCGACTGAAGATAAAACAGGAACCATCAAGAGCCTTCACGACACGCTGAAGGCCGGCGACATCATGGAGTTTGACGATGACGACTTGCACATAGGAGGCAAGGTGACCATCGACCAGCTCGTTATAAGAGAAAACGAAGGAGGCATACCGACCTATGAAGTAACTCTGAGAAATGATGTAGAGGTCGGAACGATGGCTAAGATAAAGCAGCAGATTTCGTCACTTGAGTCAGGAAACGGAAAGGTAAGTAGCGAGACATCGAAACAGATAACCGACTCGACTATCAATGAAGCTTCAAAACACTTTCTGTCAAAGCTAAAGGATGACACCGCACAAGGCGTGATTACCTTCATCAAAGGACTGGTGAGCGAGGCTTTAGTAAAGCTGAACGGAGGTGCTTACTTTGGTAAGGGAGGAGCGTTGATAGACGAGGCAGGACGTGCCATCTTGGAGTCGTTGCAGTCCATCGACTACGACAATGAAGCAGAGCAGGGTTTCGCTGTTAAGAAGGAAAACGAGAAATATCACGCCTTCGTTACGAACCTCACCATTTGGGGAAAGGCTATCTTTAACCAACTGGAGGTAAGGAAGCTATCGTATGCTGGCGGTAATGTGTACCTTTCTGGCGCAGGAAGCAAGATAGTGAAGGTTGTGCCTGTAATATGGGAAAGCGAAAGTAGTGAATGGATAGAGACTATAGATAAATGCGAAGGCTGGCTCTGTTATCTTCTTGCTGACGACGGAACTACGGCTACAGAGAACCTGTGGAGAGAGGGCGACCAAGTGAGATGTAAGACTATCGGAAAGTTGGCTACTGGAACCACGAACGCAAGCAACAAGAGCTACTGGCGAACAATCCCTGAGCACGGTGTATCGAGTGAGAACAAGAAGATATACGACAAAAAGGGTAACGAGCTGTATGGAGGACAGATGTTCTCGTGGATAGTAATCGGCAAGCACTCTTTGTCGTTAGACTCGATGACTGAGGAGCTTGCAACGGCAGAGATAGGTGGTATTCCTGAAGCAGGAGACACTATTGTGCTTGACGGACACAGAGCTGTTTTTGTTGGAGGACAATCTGTAGACGACGACAGCAGAAAGGGTGTGCTGATACTGGAGAGCACTGGCGATAACACACCTCGCATCGTAGGCTTCAAGGGTGTGGACAGATATACACACAAGGGCAAGGAGGTATTCGTGCTCTCGCCTGATAGGATAAGGCTTAATAGCGGTATCTTTGAGTGGGTATCTTCGACTGGGGATGCTATGCACATGGTGAACTACAGAGGCGAGTGGAAAGCAGGAAGCTATGCCTACTACGACCAAGTAAATCATAACAACGCCTTGTGGACCTGCATAAACGAGAACGGAACAAGCCAAGAGCCTTCGGATACAAGCAGCGACTGGCAGAAGGTGCTGTCGGGAGAAAAAGGCGACAAAGGTGACAAAGGTGAAAAGGGAGATAGAGGTGACGAAGGACCACAGGGACCTAAAGGAGAAACAGGTGCGCAGGGCGAAACGGGTGCACAAGGACCGCAGGGCGAGAAAGGAGAGCAAGGTACTCCTGGAGCAGACGGAACTAACGGAGAGGACGGAGTGAGCATACTTCTCGTACAGCCCATCGTGCTCGACACTAACGATAACGGCATCGTGTCGGACACCACGGCAGAAGGACGAGTAAAGGTGATGAGAGGTGGCGAGAATGTTACTAACGAGTGCTCAGACGTAAGGGTGAGCTATATGCAGAACTGTACGGCTGCGGCAAGTTTGGCTACAGGATATATAAAGGTGAAGCTCAATTCTGTAAACACTACCACTCTGGCGAGCGGAGACAAGGTGTCGGTGAGCGAGGGATTTATCACAATCGCATTCTCTCTCGGAGGGAAGAGCTACAGTACACAGATTCCATTCTCGGTGAACGTGTCGAAGTATATGGGTAGTGTGAAGGCTACGGCAAAGCAGTATCAGTCGCAATTTAAGAAATTGGAGAACGACCTCAAAAGAAGCAATCCTACCGTTCTCAAAGCCTACACATCTACTATCAAGCAGACAGCGAAGGAGATTACTCTCAGTGTGACTCAGAGCCAGCAAGGACGGCACAACCTACTGCGAGATACGGCGCTGACAAGGAAGGGTGATATATATTATTCGGACGACCTCTTCCAGCCTACGATAACACAGGGCGTGAACAGCCATAATGCCATCCGCTTCTCGGTGACGGGTAACGGAACGCCTCAGTACAATGGACTTTTCTGGGGACAGGGCGTCAACGGCATCGCTGTGAAGAAGAACACCGACTACACTTTCTCGGCATGGATAAAGTGCGACACGAAGGACTTATGGGTTGCTTCGGATGTGTTCAAGATGGCTGCGCTGAATGGCGATAGAGGGGACAGAATTACTGCCACCTCGGGTAACATATATTGGTTGACGAAGGAGAACGAGGTGAACCAGTGGAGGCAGGTGAACTACACCTTCAATACGGGCGACGCAGAGTTTATCGAGGTGAATATCTACCTCTTCAATGGCATAACCGTGGACGGAACCTTTGGTTATACTGCCTCGGGCAACGGATGGATGTGTATGCCAATGCTTGAGGAGGGGAGCGAGTACACAGGCTGGACTCCTGCGGAAACGGACTATGACTATGTGGGAGGAAACCTTATGGAGGACACGATGACACTGACCAAATCGTCTGACAAAAGCAATCTCCAGCTTGCCAGCGGACTGATTATGTTTGAAAAATACGAAGGCTGCTACGGTATATTGTACAACAAAAACAACTCGGCAGAGTCTCAGTTCACAGAAGCCTTGCAATATAAATTTCCAACAACAGCTACCCTTTATGGACAGGCGAGAATAGTAAAGAAGCAGGACTATGTGTTCTCCTTCGTTGCCAAGGGCAGTGGGAACATCAACGTCTATCTCTATGGAGACAGCGTTCATGCAAATGTATATACAGAAACCTGCGAAGGAAACGAATATACGGACGGCAGGGCTGACGGATACGCACAGCTCGCACTCACCTCGACCTATAAGCGGTACTGGGTGCATTGGCGAATAGAGGACTACACTGGCGAGGGAGCAGAGGTAATTCCAGACAAGGTGCTGATACGTGTTCCAGGCGATACTGAGGCTTGGGTGACGAAGCCGAAGCTGGAGGAAGGCGCACAACTTACTGATTATACAGAACGGAAGACCGACCTCATCGACAGAGCCACAGCCAAGGCGGCAGGACTTGAGATTACGTCGAGCGGAGTAACTCTGTATGGCGAGAAAATCAAGGTGGAGAACACGCTCTCTACTGGTCAGACTACGACAGCCGCTCTCTTTAAAGACGGAGCCATCAATGCGGCTCTGATACTGGCGCAGATGCTTACATCGCAAGGACACAACGGACAGATGGTAAGGATAGCCGATGGCCTTATCAATATCTACGGCAAGGCAGGAACTGCAAACATCCGCTTCGGTCTGAACGGTTCGGGACAGGCCGTGCTGTCGTACTACGACGACAACGGAAACTTTCTCTACGACCTCGGTCCTGCTGGTGTCGCCTCACTCAGCAAGACCGACGCGAAGATAACTTCTGCACAATATATCAAAGCAGAGGACGCAGGACTGACGACTCCGCTCGGAGAGAATGTAGATCTTCCGTGGGTTGACACAACGAAGTCGTGGTACACGGCAACGAAGGACAATAACTACATTCTTTTCGTTAAGGGTGCGACGGGTAAAACGACAACCCTGTATCGTTACTCAGCACCAAGAGTGAACGGAAAGATAGTAGCCGACTCGGCCAACGGGTTGGGTACCTACGACCTTGCGAGTGCAGCCGACGGAAGGACGTTTACGAGCCGCACAATGGTGAAGAATGGTGCGCTAACAAATCTTGCGGATGGCGTGTTCCTCACTGCGGATGCTAAAGCCTACGACAACACAAAGCTGGTGCCTGCCATCAAGAAGGGGCAGTTTGTGACAAGGCCATCCTTCTATGTACAGATAGCTTCTTTTAACGCAAAGTTCACGACGCTCGGATTGTTCGGAAGAATCTATTCAATACAGACGGAAACCACTTTCGGTAATCTTGACGTAGGAATAATGAGCAACAATAATTACTAAACGAATATGATAACATATAAGGAATTGTATGCTACGCCTTTGGAAACGAAGGTTGCGACATGGAACAATAATGAGGTGCGCCTTGCTGTGAACGAACGCAAGACAGAAGACGGTGAGTATCTGTATGACTGCGTGCTGCTTGGCATGAATACCGATGCAGAGCCTACTGAAGAACAGCTGACAGAGGCTCTGAGAAACAAGTGCATCGAGCAGATAACGGAGTACGATAAGAGCGCAGAGGTGAATACGTTTTATCTCAACGACGAGGCTCACTGGCTCGACTTCGAGACAAGAGATAGAGTGTATCAGGGCAACGAGCGACTGAGACGAATGGGGAGAACGGAAACGACCCTGTGGCTCGACGGCGAGTGTTATACCCTGCCTATTGACACAGCTCAAGACCTCATCAGTAAGATAGAAGTCTATGCTAAAGACTGCTACAATGTTACGCAGACCCATCTTGACAAGGTTGCGGAGTTACAGACGATAGACGCATTGATAGCTTATGATATTACGGCAGGTTATCCCGAAAAAGTACGACTAACAATTTAATTTTATAGCTATATGAAGAAAATCGTTAAAGGTAATGACTTCACGCTGAAGATACCAGTGGCGAAGATGATGGAGGGGCAACCAAAGGCTTTCCCTCTGCCAGCCTGTACGGACGTTGTGGTACAGGTGTGCAATCAGTTCAAGCGCATCCCTCTTGCGTTTGAGATTGACGTAAAGGAGGACAATGTACTCCTGGCAAGAGTAGAGGGCGACCAGATGAGCCTCGGTACTTATGCCATCGAGGTTAAGGGCAAAATCTTTGGCAACGATTGGCGAAGCAACGAATACCCTCAGTTTGCTATCGTATCAAACAATGCCGATGCCGACACCGAATTTGGTGAGACTGATGAGGGCGACAATAGTGTGGAGATGGATACCGCTATGGTTATCCTGCCTCCTACCGTGGAGTTGTCTGACCTTATTGATAAGGCGAATGAGGCTCTGAAAAACTCCAAGGAAACAAACGATACCCTCAATACTAACGAGGAAGCGAGAAAGGAAGCCGAGACCATGAGGGGGACTGCTGAACAAGGACGTGTGTCTGCTGAGGAGGCAAGGGTGTCTGCCGAAGGTAGTAGGACAAAAGCCGAAAGAGACCGTGTGTTGACAGAAGCTGAGCGTGTAAAGGCAGAGCAGGCTCGTACCGAAATCGAGATTACCAGACAGGCTAACGAGCTTACACGCAAGGATAATGAAGCCAAACGTGTGGCTGCTGAGGGTGAACGAGCAAAGGCAGAAAAGTCTCGTACCGATGCAGAAAACAGCCGTGCTGGTGCGGAGTCCGAGCGAGTAGATGCAGAAGCACAGAGAGCGAGTACTGAGGGCGAGAGAGTAAAAGCTGAGACTGGTCGTGCGTCTGCCGAAGCAGAACGAGTAAAGGCTGAAAAGAAACGTCAGTCTGATACGTCTGCCGCTATCAAGCGTCTCGATGACAATCGCACAGAGTTTGATGATGCAGAAACTGCGAGGGTTAAAGCTGAAAATAGTCGTGTCGAAGCAGAAGCAACACGTAAGCAAGCAGAGGCAGACAGAGCTGCCGCAGAAGCTGAGAGAGCAAAAGCAGAAACTGCCCGTGTGGATGCTGAAACAAAGCGAGAGAGCGATTTTGATACCGCCATCCAAGCAGCAGAGACTGCAACATTAGGCGCAGAGAGGGTCAACGCAGAACTGGAGGGAAATGTATTGAGAGTAACGAACCGCAACGGAGAGGTAAAATCAGTAAATCTTACCGATACTGACGAGCATGTGACGGTGAACTGTACTACCACTTTGGAAGGCGTAAGCATGGAGGGATTGGTTATTAACGTTTATGTTAACAATGGCTTAGACCCTCATCAGTACACTACAGACGTAAACGGCCAGGCTGAGTTTACTATCACCAAGGGTGCGACCTACAAGGTGGTATTCCCTTATGTACCTAAATGCAATATTATAGACCCAGTGCAACATGTGGCAAGCGTAGGCAATAGAATTATTGATGCAAACTATATCGCCGAGACCGAAAAGATGGAGCGGTTAACCATCAGAATGTCTAAAGCTGACGAAAGCGGAAATGTCACTCCGTGGGAAGGCGGCAAGGCGTATATTACCATAGCTGGCAAGAAAACAGAATATATTATGGATGCCGAAGGTAAGGCTGTCGTTGAAATCAAGAATGGTGTATCTTACACGGTAAGTATTGACAAGATAGACGGCATGTATGAGCAGTACGACCGCTACTCTATTACCAGAACGGCTATTTCTGATAGCTATCGTTTTAACTTTATCTATCGTCCTTACGAGAGCGGCATCTGGCTCATTGATGATAACAATAAGCAGTGGACTTACGATGACTGGGAGGCGAGCGGAAACGATAATAGCAAGCTGATGTTCGTGCGTATCGCCACGCTTGCAACTCAACGTTACAAGGGAGATATTCTTATCAGTATTGACAAGATGGCATACTTCTCCAAGGTATCCGTAACTAAGCCATGGTGTAATAAGAACGTAGAGTTTAAGAATATACCTTTAGATGGTCGAAACGCCAATAACACGAACTGGTCTCGCTTCGCGTACAACGGATTGTTGGCTACACAGACCATTATAGCAGAAGGTGACGAGCGTGGGTTGACTACGGATGCTGCTGATTATTGCTATAGTTCCACGATTACGAATGGAGATAAGCTTTATCAAGGTTATCTGCCGACAGTTTACCAATGGGAGCTAACCTGGAAGAATATTGACATCTTGATAGATGCTATCAATAAGAAGTACCCAGACCTCAATGTCAACAAGACAACATTCAGTGGTAATAAGTGGACTTCTTCCCAGAGCAATGGATTCACCAGCTGGACCTTCACTACGGCTGTTAACAGCGAAAACTACGGCAAGGCGAATAATTATATTGCGATTCCGTTCTACGCTTGTCTCTCCGACTCTCCGTCTCTCTTATCTCTCCCAGATGATCAAGATGAAAGTTCGGCACAGATAGCGTGATAAGCAATTTAACCATACCGCATTTGGATTGTTAAATTAAAAAAATAAAAAGTTATGAAAGTAAATTTTGTAAAAACATTTATTCTTGTAAAGGATTTTATCGAAATAGAAAAAGTAGGAAACAAGATACTCGTTCGTTTCGATGCTGTTAAAGATGCAGATATGGACGCATACTCCTGTGTCGAGTGTTCCGTATCTGCATCTGAATATGATGAACAGGAGGTACGACGAGAGTACGAAGCGTGGAAGCAAAAGTGGGCAGAAAAAGCCTTAACCATTGCCAAAAAGGCTAAGATAGCAGAGATAACAGCCTACGATACCTCATCATCGGTTAACGGCTTTATGCTGAACGGACTACTTGTTTGGCTCGACAAGGCGACACGTGTAGGCTTGATGAACTCCACCACCATCGCCAAGGCAGCAGGCCAGAAAACAACCACTCTCTGGCTTAAAGGCATCAAACTGGTGGTGGGTTGTGATAAGGCTATTCAGTTGCTCTCTGCACTTGAGATGTACGCTTTGGCATGCTTTAACGTGACCGCAAGCCACAAGGCAGCAGTGGGCGAATTGAAGACTATCGAGGAAGTGGAGGTCTATGACTACAAGACAGGCTATCCGAAGATGCTTGAGATGAGTGTTTAACATCATATTGCCGATGTCAGCAAAATGATAGTAGTTTAACATTAAAACGAAAAGATTATGTATATACTAAGTGTTATTTCATTTCTCCTGTTAGGAGGATTTCTGCTTCTCGCAGCAATGCGCTTTGGCGTTCCTTCGATGGTGAGCGATATATATTACCAGTTACAGAACTGTACGGGCAGCGAAGTGATAGGCGATAAACGTAAGCGAAACTATGGATGGGTATTCACGGCCGTTATGGTGACGTGTGCGGTACTGATGATGATATGTATGCTCGCCACAGGTAAGGGCATTCAGTGCCTCGCCTTCATAGGTTGCGCAGGACTGATGTTTGTAGGTGCAGCACCCAACTATCTCGATGCTGATGCCTACCCTATTCATAAAGGAGGGGCTATTGTAGCTGCGGCAGGGTGCGTTGGCTGGTGTATGTCGGTGTGCTGGGTTCCGACGGCTGTAATAGCTCTTATCTATCTGTTGCTCGTAAGCAGTTCGGACGATGACGAAAGATATAAGCCTGTGTGGTATATGGCAGAGGTGGCAGGGTTCTTGGACGTGTTTTTGACCTACTGGGTAACAAATTGGTAGTAAAATACCGTTATTGGTAACAATATGATGGTTTAGCAAAGTTTAACGCTAACAATTTGGCATATTTCTTGTATTATTGCCACAAAAGTGTAACTTTGCAACCATCTTATTTTTGAATCTTAAAACCGAAAATTATGAATAAAGAAGATGAAAGCGACCTATTACATTGGTTGCAAGACAAAGATGTCAGCGAGGTGATGAACTTGCTGATGAAACATGGTAACAGATATTCACGGAGAATTTTGAAGTTCTTTTGCTGGTTCTGCAAGTATGTTCCAGTTATACTTATGTGCTTTCACGCATACGGAATGTGGGATTTCTCGCAGCATCCAAGGGAAATGTTCATAACAAACAATGAGAATTTTCCATGCTATTTATTCATCTACTTTATGGTTTATATTTTACCTATGGTTTTGATATTAGCAAGCCGATTCTTTTTCCTTTGTTGGAGATATAGAATACCATTTTTCTACTTCTTCGGTATCAACGCTGCCCATATTGTAGAGTGGAGTTGGTACACAACTCAAGATATGATTGATTCGTGCTTTACCGTAATGATAGTAACGGCAATGTTTTATCTATATGGATTTGCAGATATGTTTATCAGCAAAACCAAGTTGGGACGTAAAATCTGTGCGTAAAAATATGGGAAAGATATTGAATTATAAGCTGCTCGGTACGGCTCTAAAGTCGCTAAGCGATGCTTGCTTTAAGGCTGATGAGCAACAGAGGAACGGAGAGAAAGTCACCGCTTGCGGAATGAGCGACGAGGACTTTGATAGACTGTGTGATATCATCCCCGATATGCTCAACCCTATGATGAGCACCGAGGAGGTAAAAGAGAAGCTTCACATATCTGATGCTACATTGAACAGGATGGTAGCGAGAGGCGACATTCCTAATGGTGAATGCAAGAAGCGAGGACATACGAGATATTTTAAGAAGTGGGATATTCTTCACTATATTAAGAGTAAGAGAGGTAAGTGATTGCCTCTCTTTTTGTTTTCAATCATTTCCAATCTTGCAAACATTGGAAAAGATTTTAATTCCCACTATATTAGCTCAAAATGACATTACCTACTATCACCTTAAAACACTGATAATCAACCACTAAAAGAAAGTGTGATAGAGTTATATTTGTTCTTATTAATTCGCTGTACCTTTGCATCGTAACGTTACAATAGTGTTAGTTAATATTAAGGATTTCAAAAGATTGTATTATGGAAATGACAGATGCAAAGGTCGTAGAGAAGAAAATCTACGAAGAGGGAAAGAAGCACGATGAGTATGCCAGCAAAGGTCTGGCAGGAACCGCACTTGGCATTGGTATCGGTGGCTTGGCTTTAGCTTTGCTCAACGGCAATGGTCGTGGTGTATTCGGCTCTCTCGGTGGCAGCAATATGCCTGAGAACGTAAACATCAACACTTACGGAGCTAACTCAAGCTCAAATCAGCCAACCGCATTGCAGGTAATGGAGAAGGAATGCGCTGATGAGGTGAAGCTGCTTACCGACATGTTCGGTTTGAAGCTCGACACCGATAACAAGTTCTACGCTATGCGTGAAACTGACATCGCAGAGAAGTTCTCTATGTACAAGGGTGCTACAGATGCTATCAACGCTGAGAACCGCCGTGCAATGCAAGCTGAGTTCGGTCTGTACAAGTCTCAGATTGATGCGGACTTCGGTCTGTACAAGAATCAGAGAGACCAGTACGATGCGTTGCAAGCTAAGTATTGCGACCTTGACAAGAAGGTGGCCGTGATGGAGGCTCTTACTCCTTACAAGGAGAAGCTGATGATGGCTTACGTGAACGAGAAGACATGTAACTGTCTTCGTGGTCAGTTGGTACTCCCATCTACGCCAGTAGTTTCGGGCTACGGCAGCTACGGCTGTAATTGCACCGCTCCCTCCACTCCCAGTACAGGAGCGTAACAGAGCAGCAAGGAAGTCTGTAAAAAGGACTAAAAAGAAATGAGTTGGTGAGGGGTGTTTGCCCTCGTTGGTGGATGCCCTCTCACCTCTCTGTAATATATCACCAACTTAAAGATATTGATTATGATGAATTTTGGAAACAGCCCATTATTGGATATGGGTACAAGTCAGCAACAGCAGCCGCAGGTGTTGGATGCAGCGTTACAGAAGATGTATGAGGCAATACAGCAGAAGCGAGCCTCTATCAATATGCAAGCGCAGCAGTCTTCCACCCCTTTATGGGATGAAATTGATAAGATTGAGGATAATCTTACAGGAGCGCAAAGGCAGTACTTGATGCAAAACCAGGAGTACGTTAATAGCTTGCAATATGTGTCTAAGTTAGTGCAAGATGAGGAGTTGCGTATCATACGCCCTCGTATCGAAAGCACTCAGCAAGGACAGGAGGCATTGAAGAAACACTTGTCCTTGATGCAACGACTGAGAAAAGAAGTAGCGCAGGCAGAGGAGCAGAAATCTGCCATGCTCAACGATTATATGACTAACCATAGCGACATGACTTGGCAAGAATACCTTGTATGGTACAACAAAACAAAGAAAGGAGGAGTTAAGAAATGAACATAACGGAACTTAAGGAGAAGCTGCTTACATCGGTAGACCTGTGGGCAGACGCAAGAATTGACGATATGATAAAAGGAAACCCAATGTTGGCAATTCCTTCCGTCTACATGAAACGTGCGGCGCACAATATCATATCCATCAACAAGGAGAAATTAGGCAAAACTATTGATAATGCAGCATTGTTTATCGGTGACGAGAATGGTGATATTCATGTAGATACCATCTTTGACGATGCCATGCAGATGCTAAAAACCATTGACAACTATAGCTTTGAGATTGGATTCATAAGCGGTAGGATTGATGGCGGAACTCTGTATATCGACCTACCCGACAATATCTTCACGACACTTCTTTTCGGGAGCAAGAAGAGTATTAGTTTTGTGGAGAGCGATTTTGCTGAATTAAAAAATTTATTAACTGAATAATACGGATATGGAAGAATTGATGAAAAACTTTGATGAGCTATATGGAATAATGGCTACGTCGGCAAACGTGAAGTACATGCGCGTGTTTGGTGATACCATGCGCTGCATGATGAAGGATATGGCGGACAGGCATCCCGAACTGGCACAAGAGTATATCGAGAAACTATGTGCCATCAAGTGGAAGAACTACCTAACCAAAAAGGAAGCTTTGTCTATCATTCAGAAAATGGATCCAAAGGCTACTTGGGATATGCAAGTATGGTCCAGCGAAATGAAAAAGCACAATCTACACACAGAAGACATCCCTTGCTATAACGACTATGCCTTATACGTGGCCATGAATCAGGTGGTGAGCGATCATGGAGAAACCGTAGCAAAGATTCTCGGCAAGGACAGTTTGAGCGACATTGATGATGATCATCTTTTGGTGTACGCATATAGCCTCGCTGTCGACTTGCTAAAAGACAAGGACGGCGTGTATGATATCAGAGAGTATTTCATGAAATAAACATTAAAAAAACAGATAATGAAAAAGGTTTTTGAGAATGTCGTGTCGTGCGAAGACATGCAAGAGTTGAAGGCTTGCCTGCAAATCATGATAGAGAGTTGCGAGATAGGTATGAATAACAGCGCCATGCTTGAGATGATGAAACAGATACAAGGAGAGGTGTCTGGCTGTAACTATGACGAAGAAATGGCCGATATGCACCTGTGTCTCATTGGTCAGCTTCACACCAAAGACGTTGCCAAGGATTATTGGCATGAGGTCAAGAATGACAAAATCAATATAGCGGACTGGTGTGTGCTATGGGGAGAGATGGTTAACAGAAATGACGAAAAGATAAGGAAGTGGTTCCCTAAAATAGGCACTCTGGACTACGAGAGAAAAATCTTCGATGAGTGTATTTCGTTTCTCGCTAACGGAGAATTACCATTTTATGACCTAAAAGTGTGACTTTTTGATCGTTATCTGATTGAGTTTCGGGATTTTATTGCTATATTTGCAGAAAAGACCGAAACTTATATTTTTTTTATTACAAATTATTCAGGATAACGATTATGATAGGTTTGTTAGATTCTTCCCAAATCCGGCAGATAGCGGTGACAATCTTCTCTGCTATACTCGCCTTTGCAACGCCGACTGAAGGTTTCGTGTTAGCGCTGGTAATCGCTTTCGGCTTTAATATCTTCTGCGGAATGAGGGCCGACGGTGTGAGTGTTGTGCGGTGCAAGAACTTTTCTGCATCGAAGTTCGTAAACGCCATTTTGGAAATGTTGCTATACCTGACCATTGATTACGTCATCTACGGTATCATGGTCGGTTGTAATGACGGAAGCAAGGCTTTGTTTGTGATCAAGATGCTCACGTATATATTCTGCTATGTGTATATATGCAATGCGTTTAAAAATCTCATTAAGGCGTACCCTAAGAATATCTCATTCAGGGTTATTTATTACATTCTGAGGTTTGAGTTTGCGAAGGCATTGCCGAGCTATTGGAAGCCGATATTGGAGAGATTGAGTCAGGAGTTTGATAAAAAAGAGGAGGAAAACGAGAATGGAAGTACTAATTGATAGGGCCTGGAAAAAGGACGACTATACTATCAGTCGTCTGTACGTGAATGGCAAACTGTTCGGATGCAACACTCTTGAAGATACAGACAGAGGTCTGAATCAAGAAATGGACTTGAACGAAATCAAGAATGAAAAGGTATATGGTCAGACTGCAATACCAAGTGGCAGCTATGAATGTGTATACACCTATTCTAACCGGTTTAAGAAGATGCTACCATTGCTTCTGAACGTCAAAGGATTTGACGGGGTACGCATACATAGCGGTAACTCTGCAAAAGACACAGAGGGATGTATCCTTGTCGGTAAAAACGATAAGAAAGGATGGATTAGCGATTCTCGATTCTGGACCAGCAAGCTCATTCAGACCATGAAGACAGCTTGGGATAAAAAGGAAAAAGTAACGATTGTAATTCAGTAGCTTATGAAACTGATTGATAAGATAACAAGGATAGTGGTCATCATTGCGATAGCGATGTTGGTTCTATCAATGTTCTGTAGATGCACTACTACAAAGTATGTTCCTGTTACAGAATACAAAGATAGGGTCGTAGTAAAGACGGATTCTTTATTGAAGACTGATTCCATCTATGTGCATGATAGCGTATCTGTTTATATTAGAGGCGATACAGTGTTCAAGGACAAGTACCATATTCAATATAAAGACAGATACATTGTAAGAAATAAATCGGATACCTTGATTGTACGAGACTCGATACCGTATAAAGTTGAAATAGAGAAACAACTATCAAAGACTGATAAAGTTTTCTTGAATATAGGCAAGATTGCATCAGCTTGTCTTTTCGTAGGTGTTCTCGCATTTTTAGGTTTGATTTACTGGAAATTAAAGCTACATTAAACGTTCTTAGTTTTTTCTGATGTTTTTATTGGTTATTAGTTGATTTACAAACAAAAAAGGGGTGACAGCACATAATGTGTAGCCACCCCTTTAATAATGGTAGTTATCTACCTGTTGATCCGTACCCGTTAGTGCCGCGTTCTGTTTCCTCAAGCGTATCGACTTCTTTGAACTCTATGTCAACACAAACGTCAAAATGAATTTGACAAACCTTATCACCAACCTTGTATCTTGGCATATTTGGCATTATGTGATAGAATACGGCAGAAATCTCTCCTATGAACCCCTCGTCAATAGTGGCTATACTGTTAGATAAAACCATACCTGTTTCCCAAACGGATGATCGTGGACGGAGGGTAAAGCAGATATTGCTATCGAAATTACCTTTGACCGTGTTTTTTAACAACAAACTTGGCTGCAAAGCAAAACCAAGTTTGTACTTCCACACATTCGGTGCGAGTTCCTCTTCTGAAACAGCTACACAGTCATAACAAAAGTCACTTTTGTACTTACGGAATGGAATTACCGCTTTTGGGTTTAATTTTTTAATGTTTACAATCATTGTTGTTTATTTAAAGTTAAAATACAGACTTGATCACAAGACGTTTCGCTATCATTAATAGAACACCATCCTACGCCATAAGCGTCTTCGTTATCAAACCAATGACAGTTGCCGCAACATTTTTCTTTATGTCTATTACCTTGTTTCATTTTTTGGTTTTATTTAATACTGTCAAAATATCATAACTGGCTATTTCGTCTGCAAAACGTATAGGTACATGACCACGAAAGCCCCTTTCGAAGCAATTTGCAATATTAAGTCTATGATTAATTCTAAGAATTAACTCATACACCTCGCTGTCTGATATACATTTTTGTAATCCATCTTCTATATTTGTCCTAAGAAAATACGGAACATCGTGAGTTTTTATGTAATTTAAAACTATTTCTTTGTAGCTCATATCACTTAAACTTAATGACAAAAAACTCTGTATCAAGCCACTTATCAGGGCACATACCTTTATTAGGCTTGCCGATGGTGATACTCTCAATCTCCTTTTCGATACGTGGACTATCCTTGCGATAACCGTTAATGAAGAGGACGTGGGTGTAAGGGCGATAAAGCACCTTTCCGCAATATGTTTCTGCCGCCACATCATAAGCTTCTTCGCAGTTGGTGGTCAGACGTTTAATCCAATAAGGTTTTATCTCCCGATACTCCTCGGTCTTTTCGCCAGCAACAATCATGTCGAACCATTGCTTGCTGACGGTAAGGGTCAATATTTTCTTCTTCATTTCTTCTTTCTTTTTAATTGTTGTTTCGCAGCACTCAGCAAGTCGCTCGGGGAACAGTTTAATAATTCTACACTTCTTCTAATTTCCTTAGCTTGAGAAGGAGTAATACGAACATGCTTTTCTAATCTGTTCTTTAAATTATTAGCTTCCCATTTCGTGACCCGTTTTGCTGCTTGAAACATTCTGTTATCAATCTTACATTGTAACAGCTTTATAGACCAATATGGCGATAATCTATCTATCGACCTAGCCCATATCTTTTTAGCCAACCTAATCTTCATAAGCTATAATTGCTTTAATTTATTAATTATTCTAGCAAAACGTGGCATATTTTTGGAGTGCTCACTTATACGATACTCTTTCGTCATTAAGTCGTATACCCAGCGTAGAATCGCTGCATCCTCGTGAAATTCGTAAATATCTTGTTCGTTTAAAATTATTCGTTTCTCCATACGCTAATTAATTTTCTCCTCAATCGTTTTGAGATAGTAAAGTGTATTGTTGATGCCAGTAAGCTCCTTGCAGGGGCTTTGATAGGTATCAGCAATTTCTTTCAAATCCTTGATAACTTGTTGTAGCTTGATTTTATCTTCCCAATCGAGAACTACTACTTTTCTTGTTTCTTCTTTCATACACTAAAAGATTAATTGTTTATTACTATTACGAACATGAAGATACTTTCTTCTCCAAGCAAGGTTTCTTTCCACTTTGATATGTCCGTCTTGGAATTGATGTACTCTATCCCAATAAGCAAACATAGAGAATATACTTTTCATAAGCTATTTCTCCTTATCGAACTTATTGCCAATTCTTTCTATCTTACAAGCTTTTAGAACACTGTAAAGACCATAAGAATGTTTGTTCTCGCAGACCACCATAAAAGCATAGCGACCTTCCGACCAAATCACTTCGGCAGCATAGTTAGAACCTACAATATGTATTAGGTCGTGTTCAAACAATTCTTTGCCTTTACAATCTGTCAATCCTGTAAACTGACAGACGGTTTCAGGGTCAACCTGATAAGTGATATTTCTGTTTAACTTGCTTTCTTTCTGACGATTCTCAATGATGTATGTATTACCATTCTCCTCGTAGAAGTAGCCAAACACCCAAGAATTATCATCTAAACGTTTTGCCTTGAACTTTATGTTTTCTATTTTCATAAGCTATAATTATTTAAGTTCTACTGGCTCATCATCCCAGCTTAATTCTCTACCGATAAGCTTCTTAATACTTCCTTTAGGAAGGTAACAGCAACCGGTATTTGCGTATCTCTGCCCATATAAATATACGACAGAGCAAATCCATAATGTATTACTTTCATTTCTGCAAGGTTTTTCTGCAAAAATATGTTCACAGCCACCTTTATCTACTGCTAACCAAGACATAACTATTCCTCCAATTTTGGGCTCCAGTATTTTTGCCCACAGTACTCTTCCCCACATAGCTCTCTACTGTTCTGATACTGACAATTAGAACAACTTCGCTCGCTTGGATTCCACAGCATGAAATAAATTGCATCATGAAAACCTTGGTCATATACCTCTTGTTCAAATGCGTCAAAATTTTCCTTATAAGCTCCTTCTTCTTTTGCTTGTTGAATTATTTCATTTATTTTTTCATCAATTTCCATAACTATTCCTCCAATTTTAAATAAGTTCCACTATTACGACTTTCCTTTAAGAAGTTATTAACTTCTTCCTTATAGGAGTAACCGCAATCCTTCTGTAGTGCCTTTATCTTCTTGTAACCGATACCAGCTTCTAGGCAAAGTTCTGCTGCCAAGCTATAGTTTTCGACATAGCCAATAACGTTCTGAATGACCGACCACTGGCCTCGCTCGAAGTCTGTAATGCTATCATCTTTGAAACGACCTAATGCTTTATTGCACAATCCGCATACTCTGACCATTTCTTTTTCAAGTTGCTCAAAAGAGTACTGCCTCCAGTGATATGTAAGGTAGCTTGCGCTACCCAATACTTCTTTAACTTTTTTATCCATAACTAATCCTCCTTAGTTTTACAAAACTCCTTGATGAACTTAGAACATCTTATAGCCTTGTTTCTAATAGTTGCTCCTTGATGAGAAACATTTCCACTTGTTAGCTTACTACTAAGTTCCTCAATGTCCTCAAACCAACATACAAGCATCTCTTTCAGCTCTTTGTGTATTATATATTCTTGGTTCATAGCTATTCCTCCTCTAAAATTCCAAATGGAGTTCCGTCGGCAAAGGTATATCCTCTCATAGTCCTTTCCGAATTGCAACCGATACCATTTATGAAAATGTTTTCTTCGCTAATAATAAGAGTAATTAAGCCAAGACTTCCGTCTTCCTTGCACTTAACCCACCCGAAAGGTTGATGCTTCAGCATCTCCTGCCAACACTCTTCTGCGTCCTTGAATGGGCGATACTTTGGCTCAGGCTTAGTACGAAAATTGTTTGGTTCTTCTTCTAAAATTCCAATAGGTAAGCCTTCTCTTTCTGTTAGGTCAACCCATTCGCCTCTTTCATTTAAGATTTGAATAGTCTTACCATCTGCAAAGGCAGAAATTATACCTATATTCTTTTTAACGTTTTCTCTTTTCATTGTTTTTTTGTTTAATTATTTTTTCTTCGTGGTCTTTCGCCCAATCCATAAAAAACTCTCGTAAAAATTTTATAGTATTTTTTGCTTCTTCTCTTGTCATACTCAATCATTTTTATATTCTTCCCATCCATTCTCCCATAAGCCATCTGAACGGATAGTCCAAAACTCATGTTGAGGAAGGATAGTTCCTTCTTCATCAACTAACTCCTTTCCTTTATATCGAACGAACTCACCTTTTGAGAATGAGCTGTGTCTTATCGGTTTTCCTACGCTGATAGCGAAGGCCATTGCTTCTTGCTTTGTCATATCAATTCTCAAACTCTTTAAGTGCCATATTTATACTATCTTTAGCATGCAAGATGTTCTTCGTTGTATTTGACGTATTGAGCCAAAACAAAGCGCTTTTAAGCTGACCTTTTATAAATTCTTTATCCATACTATTCCTTGTTACAATAATATTTTTAATAATCCCAGATGCTTCAATCTCATCTAAACCCCAAAGGATACTTTATAGAATTTTTCACTTAACTTTGAGATAAGAATAACTTTCTTACAAGTTAAAATTCTTATAATCATATAAATTTTCTTCCTCAAACCTTAGTCCTCCAACTCTTTAAGTGCCTCCACTAACAATATCTTATCCTTTGTCGTACATGGATATGGCGCTTCATCAATAGCAGTTTGGGCTGCTTTAATATATTTGATAGCTTTTTCTTTACTCATAATAACTCAAAATCATAAACGAACACAAACGGATTGTTCTCCCATGTTCCTACTCCAGATATATGGTCAATCAAAAAAGAATAGGCTTCTTTTGCGTGTACGCTGCCAATATCTCTCGAACGTCCAAGATTATCAAAATATTCTAAGTGATACTCCCATTGTGATGCAGCATTACCCATGTTGAGATTACAACAACACCAATCGAATCCCTCTCGAATTACATCTTCTTCACTAATGTCTTGCAATTTTTCAATTCTTACATTCGTAATACGTATATGATGCGGCATAAGGTCTGCTTTGACATACATCTTGTTATTGTAACCTTTTTCAAATTTAAGGTACTCTAACGGCATTCCGTGAATAGCACATAGGCGCAAAAACTCATCGTTGAATGGAAGGTCTATGTATCTTTGCGCAATAGCTACATTTTCTCCAACCTTGTATGGTGAATGTTCCAAGGCATAATCAAGCATTTCTTTCAGTTCTTCACCCTCTGCTTTATAAAGTCGGTCTTTACAAGATTCCTTCCAATCAGCAATATCTTCCTTTTCCCATCCTTCATACGTATTAAGACGTTCAAAAAGCATCGTTGGGTTCAGAATGCGTCTTGTTTGAGTCTTTCTTCTTTCAAGTACAGCCTCCGTAAGACCGTATTTATCGTTAAACATAATTTTCTTCATATTCTCTTCTTTTTACCCTCTCCCTTTTGCAGGAGAGGAAGGTTAGTTACTCTATTTCCTTAAACTCACTAAGGAGTTCTTTATCTGAAAGATTATTAACGGCATCTTTGCCATCATTAAATGTATCATTTATTGCATATTTATACCAATCCCAGTTGTCAACTCCATAATCCTCTAATAGTTTAAGTTCTGCCTCGGCTTTTAATAAAGCCAGCAAACGATATTTAGGAACTTCAAAACTCATATATTACTATCTATTTATATCCTTTGCAGGATAGTTAGTTAATCTTCCACTTTTTCAAGGGAAAAATAATCAATTCCCCAAGCTTCGTTTGCGTATTGATAAGGTTCTCCATTTTTCTTTATTTTTCGGATAAGAAAACGAACCTTAATTTCATTCTTGCCAAGAGATATGGCTTCTTTTAGACGTTCTATGATAAAGATATTGCCATCTTTATCTTTCACCTTGTCGCCTTCCTGAAAAGGTAACAAACTTAGAAAGTCGTTCATAATATCATTCTTCTTTTTGCGAAGCTCTGATATTTGTGAATCTGCCATCTTTAAGCAACCTTCTACATTCTGTAATTCGTTGTATAATTCTTCTTTTGTCATATCATTAAAATTTATGCCTCAAAAGGCGGTTAATAACTGCGTCTTATCTCAACTTTCCACTCCTTAGAAGAGAACTTCTTTTTGAGGTTTTTAATTAAACTCTCTATCTCTTGAAGAGATTCAAAGGCATTAACTAAATCCCCTACTTGATACCAATACCATCTGTCTGGTTGCTTATCTTTCTCCTTTTGTGTGAGTGGTCTAACAAACTCCCCTTTGATGGTTTGATATTCATTTGGAATTTCAATTCCTCCCAAATATCCACTTACCGAGCTGTTATCACACACATTGTTTACATCAATACACAATGTAGCGTAATAATGTATTGCGCCACCGCAAAGACCCACAAAAGAACGAATTTCAATGTTCACAATTCTCTTTCCGTCTTTAGTATAGTTACCCGTAGTTGTATATATTTTCCCATGGAGATTAAACTGAAATCCTTCTCCAATATTCTGAGGAATAACCCCAGTTATCTTAGATATATCAAATCCCTTTTCTATTCGTAAATAGCTATTTGTATTCATACGCTTTTTCTTCTAATGCCCGAAGGCGGTTAATCACCATATTTATATAATTCTTCACCACTTGAATCATACCCACAACAAGGACAACACCATCCATCTACTATAACGGATTTTCTGCACTTAGGGCATAAACCTATGACCTTATTAAAGACTTCTAAAGTATATTGACAAGCTCTTAAGTATTCCAACTCTTCCTCATCAGCTTGGTTATCAATAAGTGCCTTATATTCATCCTTATCTAAAACTACTACTTCTAATGCCATACCTACACCTCCATTTCTGAGTTAAGTCCTAAACCGAAGAGTAAGTGCTGTAAATCAGAAACACTGTTGATATTACTACGAAACGGATGTCTTCTTATGTAGGCTTCCCAAACATAACCAGTTTGGCTTGACAAGCCTACTTCTGCACCTTCTTCATTTGGAGACAAGTAGAATCCATGACTAAGTTTCCATCCATTCTTCTCTAAAATCTTTGGAGTAAGAGGAATAGGAATAATATCCTTAACCCATGCACCACAATCGCCTAAGAGATAACCTTTATCTCCAAATTTCGCACCTTCGAGGTTATCCAAGCGGACAGTACCTTTCAGAACTGTTCCATCGTCTAACTCCAAAGTCTTTGATGGGTCTGATGATGTTACTCTGTAAACGACATCTTTTGCAGTACCTAAAGGTACTCCGTTTGTCATTACCAAATCTCCTGGAATGTATTTTATCTCTTTATTCATACCCTTTATTTTATTCTTTTAAATCTTATGACAGCTTCTACATGCTCATATGTTTTATGAGAGAAAATATAAAAGAAATATCCTCCACGACTATGGTCTATTCCATCCTCAGCATTAACGTCTACATTGTTGAACTTGTAAACAAATGTTTTGCCATCAATAAACGTCAACTCATACACTCTTGTCTCAGTTTTAATTGGCTCTCTGTTACATGCCGTAAATAACAGTACAGAGAGTAGTATAACAATTATCTTTTTCATACGCTATTTATTTTAAACATAACAATCTGCTTCAAAAGGGTTTCCGAACCTGTCATTGACAATAATATCGGCTCGATCATTGCTTACCTCCTCTCTGATTGCTTCTAATTGCTGAATAATGTTATCAATCGTCTTACCGCTATAGTATATAGCTATCTCTTTCAAGACAGCTATTTTGGCATTAAGCCTTGCGTATTCTCCTACTGTCATTATTCTTCACCTCCTTTCTTTGGGAACAAATCATCAATATAAAGCCAACGGGTTGTTGTAAACATAGTACAAATACGTTCCCATGAGTATTCATCATTTACCCAGTATGGTGCGTAATTATCTCCGTTACGCATTTCCATAAGAATAAATTTGCCTTTGTTAGGCTCTTCATCAGCAGGATGCAACAAGTCTTTCAAGAACTCATTGATAGCATCTTTATAGCCTTCCTTATATCCATCAATCAAAGCTAAAAGTTCTCCATGTTCTTGAGAAGTCGCAAATCTATATGCAGCTTCTTCAATTTGCTTATCGTCTATCATAAGTTATAAGTTTAAAAATTTATAAACTTCATCAATTTTTTGTCTCCATTCACGCTCAGCTTTGGAAGACATAGGACATCCGCAATATTCATCTTTAATTTTACGAAATGCACCTTCTCTACGACGTAGTTTCTTTTCTTCTAGTGATAACATGATAACTTTTTTTATAAATGTTAGTTATTATTTCCTTCCCAATTATCAGTCGTACCAATCAGCTTTGCTGTCTCCTCATTAAAAGGTAATGCTTTAAAATATGTACAACCTCCGAGGGTGACAATAACTTCTTTGTCTTCATAATTTTTTGAATAATGGCTAAACATATCACATACCCATTCTTTGCTCATTTCTTCAAAAGCTACAATTTTATCAAATGGTTTTGGAGTCCACTTTGGCTTCAAATCAACAACTTCTTTCTTTTCAGCATCCCAAGCCTTGCCTTTCTTTGCTAAAGCTTCAAAGAGCTGCTGCTTCTCTTCATTTGTAGCAGGGCGATAAATCCCCCCATCCACCCAATCATCATTAGAATAATTTAAATAGGGAGTATCTGCATTTGCACGATAATACACATAATTAGAAATATAAACTTCATTATGGGCTTCATATAAACTTTTAAATATTCCGATTTTGATAGCCCTGTAAGTTTTACAAAAATATATATCTCCATCTTTTAATGGAATTGTTTCTAAAGTTTCCAAGTTTAATCCAGCTTTTAATATACAAGCTTCAACAGTAAGTATATGTTTCTTAATGTTTTCTTTATTTTCCTCTAAAGAGTAATTCTTAGTAAGAAGAGTTTCTTCTTTTTCAGAAAAGCGTCTATAAGCAGGAACACGTTCACCCCAAACGTACTTACCAACAAATTTAGTATAAGTATCGTCTGTAAATCTATCAAAAAATATAGTTTCCTTGCCATCATTACTTACTAGCACATCACCTTTCTTCCAATCGAACTTGCGCCAGTCACGCATTTCCCTTGATGGGAAAACGACACATTCTCCTTCATCATACAATTTGCCATTTTTATCAAGATACCCTTCTCCACCATTCATAAAACCAAACTTTGAATTATAGAAGGATATTTTGAAACTTTTATCATCTGCTTCTTCTAACGTGCATTTACCACAAGCGGAAGAATACAACTTAGTTCCTTGCGGGTTATCTTTAAGAATTTCCGCTATGTTAAGTTCTTTTTCCATAATCGTATTGTTTAGTTGTTGTAAATTGAGTCCAAGATTTCTCGGAAGTTAGGGTTGTCAATGACAGCCTGAGCATCTTTTTCGCATTTGAAATATACCGTATTGATATCAAAAAAAGTTTTATAATCTGTTGTGTAGCATTGAGAACGATTACAATATAGAATATGATATTTATTTTCTACACTACTCCAATTAGGTTTCCAGTTACCATTATAGAACTTAGCTATACACATAAGTCGATTAATAGCGCAGAGTCTATTTACATTTTCGTCAGCAACGTCTATACCCGTCATGTTTTTGTTGAGTTTTAAAGAAGCCTCTATGTCTTCATACCTAATCTCTTTCTTCTTGAACTTGATAACTCCAGTATCAAAGTTGCTATTCTGTAAGTCTATCTCCATCCCATCAGGGATATTGATAGTAAGTTGATTATCTTTGATTTCCATATCTTTAACTTCTTCAAATTTAACACTAACGCCATCATTCCTCAAAAAGTACATACAATTACCTGTAATAGACCTTAAAGAAGAACAATTAATATGTATAAATGCGCAATTTCTACAATCGTCAAATTCTGCTACCTTATAAATCTTACCTTGGTACTCAAAGGTTTCTCCAATCTTTCTCTCCATAAGCTCGATAATTTACAGATGATAACGACTACTCGATACTCTTGCCCCCCAATCAAAACAACCTGTTGCGTCGGGTTTTAAGAAACGTAGCTCCAACTTCTTTAATGCGGCTCTGTGCTTCTTCTCAAGGTTGAAGCAGTGTAACTTCTGAGCTAACTTAATTTGCTCGACAATACCCTTTCGGGCTACTCGATATTGCTTTTCTGACATCATAAGCTATCCTCCTCGTTAATCTTGTATACAAGCCCAACAACAGCATCAACAAGTTCGCGATTGGTCATAGGCTTAGAATCGGTATTACTTAGTTTTAATTCACTCATGATTCGATCAGACACCTTGTTTATATGTCCCATCTTTGACAGAGGAAAACGCTCAATATCAGAGATCTTATCAAGACGGAATCGCTCACGAAGGTATGCCCCGCTGATATACTCTGTAGAAGAACGATGTCGAGTGATTACCCACACGCCCTCTGGTAGAGAGTCATGTAAGAGCATACATGCGGGTTCGTACCTTCCATTTATCTTCTGATAAAATGTATCAGACGTGTCACATTCGGGAATCTTGTATTCCTCGTAGCGACCTTTATTATTCTTTGTATATAACTTTGGAATCTTTTTCATTTTGTTTTCTTTTTAAGGTTTGCTGTTCTTATTGCTTTGAGGTATTTAGGAGATTTTTTCAATCCAAGCTCTTTAGCTTTCTTGTTTACCTCATAAACGCTGCGGCCGACGATGCAAGCCATCTCCCTTGTAGGAGTGGTAGAGAAGCCGGTGACCATGGCCCTCGTTTGAGCTTCGTTCCATGGTGTACCCGTATTGACGATTTGACTTTCGCCGCTATAACCGTCGGGAGCTATGTTAACGCCATTCAACAAGCAAGCTTTAATCAAAGCATCGTTGGCTCTGTTGAAATCAAGAATCTTCATGCCTATAATTTCAAACCCAAGGTTAAACTTGTTTTTGCAGTCAGCGAAGACCATATTGTCTATCGAAACAGGGTAAAGTAACTCCATTGCATTGCGCATACGAGCATGAACACCCTTGGCTGGTGTTGTGAAACAGCTCTCTATATTAAAATGAGGAGTACCCAACCTCTTCTGCATTACAGAAGAGAACTCTTCGACAGACCTACTAAGCATACTGCTAAGAATCTCTGCGATAAGAATCATGGAATAAAACCTATGCTGTTTCACACCGAAACGCATGAACTGATTGTCGAGAGCAAAGAAGCACTTCTGTATATCTGCTCTCAGGTCGTCCTCTAAAGAGTCGGTGAGGTCGAGCCATATCTGCTGCATATTAACCTTACCCATGTGACTCATGAAAGACTCGATAAGCTCGTCGGAGCATTGCTTTGCCTCTGTAAGTCTTTTCTTGACCTCCATGCGGAAGATTTTCTTGTCTTTCTTGGCGTAGTTGTATACGTCGGTGATCTGAGTTTGAACGATGGAGGCAAATCCGCCTATCATGGAATAGAACAACATGTAAGCTCTGTTAATCTGTTCCAGTGATGGTCTTTTCAGAGGGATACCTGCTATTAATGGTTTTGATCTGTTTGGTTTCCACTGCATATCAGACCTCCCTTTCGACAAAGAACACCCCCCAAAATTGTATGTTTGTATTTTCTCATTTCTGCGTGATTAAATTACTTATCGTAAACAGCCTTGTAGCTGTCGAGTTGTTGAGATATATGCTCCATATCCTTATCGTATCTGTCACGCTCGGCACGTGCCTTGTAGATAAAGATGAAGCTAACGATAAATGAAATGATGACCGTTAGCGTTATGAAGAGCCAGGGAAGTCGGTATACCGCCTTATTGATTGCTCTTCCCAGGTTTCTGATGATAACCCAAGAATAAACTCCGATGAACACTACCGCCTGCTTTGTGGTAGCGTTAGTAACTTCTGCGATTTTACTTTTGTTTTCTACCATAATCAACTAATTTAAAAGTATTGGTAATCTTCTGAAAATCTCATTGTCTGGAGTTTTAAACTCCTTATCCCATGTACGGTAAAGAACATTGAGATTTAACAATTCGGCGATGTGTTTAAATCTTCCTTCGAAAAGCGCGACCTGCTCCTTGAATACATAAAGACGATTACTTGACAATTTAGAAATATTGTTAAGGTAATAGTGAGAGGTGCTGTTGGCTATTTTTTCTAAAGCCAACCAGTCTTTCATACTTTTTGGACAAATACTAAGGCCATCAATATAAGAAAATATCTGCGGCAAATTGTATAAGAGCATTACGCCACTCGTATAAACGAATATGTTTTTTACATTCGGAAAACCGTCCTTTACAGACCGGGCTAAATCGTCAAGATTGGTGATTGCCATAAAAGGTTCTCCACCAGTAATACACAAGGTGTGTATTGTTTTAAGTTCCTCAACGGTAGCAACTGGAATTTTATCAATATCATACAGTTTGTTGCAACACAATTCGCAGTTATAGTTGCATTTGCTAAGAACCATCAGGTGCATGATTTCCGGTTTTGTTTTTTCTATCTGTGTCATAATTCTAAAAAATCATTTGGTTCGGTTACACCAGTTATCGGTAGATTTCCAATAACCAGCTAACCATATTTCTTTTGGTGTCGCATTAGGGTGCTCACTGAGCCACTCCTCTGCCATTTTACTTACGTCTGCCATTTTGGTCTCGTTTTGATTCTTTTTCAAGTTTTTGTTTTAGTTCTTCAAGAGGGGATTCTTTCGGATCAACACCTTTCCTCAAGCAATACTCTTCGTAGGATATAGCGTTCATCTTAGCCTTCTCATCCTCTATCTTCTGTTTGTCGCGGTTTCTCTGTCCGTCAATTTCGGCTCTCTTTTCGTATACCTTGCACATATACTTTTCGAGAGCTATAAAAAGTATCTGAGGATTCACGGTCTTACCGACATAGATTTCGCCGTACTCGCCCATAGAAAACTCGTAGAAGAATCTGGTAAGCTCGCTTGGAGTAAGGTGATAGTATTCTTGTCTGATGCGCTGCGCCATAGCCTTGAACTGATAAGAAGTAGTTGAGTCGATAGCTCCAACAACCATAAACAAGTCGATAAGCATTACCTTAATCCAGAACTCGCTTGCACCATCCTTGAAGAATTTATCAACTTCAACAAAGGACATACCGCCTCTATCGACAGAATCGTATACCGAAGTTATAGTGTCCATGCGATTTTGCAGAGTAGGATATTTCTCCAGGAATAGCGCATATTGTTCACCATATTTCGATACCGCTTGACTATATTCAGTCGGCAAGGATTGAATTAATCTTGTTGAAAGTTCGTTGCTGTTGCTCATAACTGTTTGCGCCATTATTTTTAGGAGCGAACAACCCAGTGTAGTTGTTGCCCATAGAATACTCAACGATAACCTTTGCGTATTCAGGATTTCCGTTTGACAACTGTAGAAGTTTCTTTTTAAGAGCTTCTAACCCACGTGGCTTGTAAGTCTGATGTTTTTCTTTCTTGTATGCAAGCCATGCTTCGAGAGCTTCCTTGCAGGGATAATCATCACAGCAGGGCTGTTCTTCGCTCTGAAAGTCGGACAGGTCGTATCCAAGTGCCATTGCGGCTCCCATCAGAAATGCCTTGTGAGCCTCATGGTTGTCGGGGAACAACTCGTCAGACTTATTTCTTATCTTTTTGGGTAATATCATTTGCTTAGAGATAATTTTTAGCATTGTCAATATCGTGCTGTATGTGAAGAAGCGCGATATATTCTTCTGATGACGGAATGTAGATACCAGCCTTGTCGGCAGACCAGTTTCGGAAACGGTCTATGGCAAGCGAAAGTTCTTCCTGTGTCAGCTTTGTGGTAGACAGAAGATATATTCTGTCGTCACCAAGAATATCATCGTGTTTGTGCCTCACAAACAGATCGCTATTGACAACCCTCTTGAAGTAGTAACTTTTGACTTCTTCAAGTGTGTTACCTGTCTGCAATCCGAAGTAGGAGAGGATGGTATGAAGATAAGCATTGGCCTTGAGTGACCGTGGCTTCTTGCTTATCAGTTCTACCATCTCTCCGTGTTCTATCAGCTTGTCGACACGAAGCCTCAAGTTCTGTGCCTCAAGAGGGTTGCTTGTGTTGTACATCATACTATTACAGCATTAAATGCTTTTTGTATAAGTTTCACCTTATCATCCAGGTCAGAATGGGAGGTCGCTGGAGTCTGCTTTCCCTGCCGGTGCTCCTGGCTGCTGTGCCGGTGGAAACGGATTTCGAGGATTCATCGGGTTAGCTGCACCGATCACAGCAGACGGTTGAGCCGCCTGTGCTGCCTGTGCCCCAGCCTGAGGATTCGCATTGTAGCCACCCTGCGCAGGAACCTGCTCGCGAACAACCTTCCAAGCATTTACTGAGTTGAACCATTTCCCATTGAACTCACGGGCATTGATGTCAAATGATACTGTCACTTCCTCACCAACCTGTAAGTTAAATTCTGTGATTTTGTCACCAAGAACATCGAAAGCAACCCTCTTAGGGTACTGCTCGTGTGTTTCGATGACCGCAGTCTGGGAACTCCATTGTGTTCCTTTGGCAGATGTGCCGCTTCTTGTCGGCAACACTGCGATAATTTTTCCTGTTATGTCTGCCATTTAATTATTGATAATTTCGTTAATAAAATCGTTTGCGAGGATTACTCTATCTTCCATAAGCTTGATATCATCCTCCACTCTGTCTATCTCAGCCCAGTGAATGGGCTTTGACAGCCAAGGGCAATACACGATGAATATTCCGCCTTTGGCGCCAGTACAACTCATCTCAGCCATCATCTGCCAGTAGTACTTCGGTTCTGTTTCTTTGAGCGAGGCAGCATCATGAATGAGAGTTCGGTACTTCATATATGTGTTGATGTTTGGGCACTTGACCTCGATAATCTTAATACCTCCGCCATCACGGCCATATATTGCGCCATCTGGAGAAGCTGCGAAGTAAGGTATTGTGTCGTGCTTGCAAGACGACAGCTCCGCCATCTCTCCTTTTGGAAAGTTCATCTGCATGAATAAAGATTTCGCAGCATCCTCCTGGTCGGCTCCCCACTGCATAGCCTTAGTGTTGACAGAAACTTGGTCGATGTAGTCTTGAAAGATTCCATCGTCGTTCAGAAACGTCGGGTTAAACATGCGTTCGCCTGCAACCTGGAAGAGATACGATTTTGCCGTGTCGGAAAAAACCTCATCTTTCTTACGACCAGGCTTCATGATATCGGCAACCTTAGAACCAGTTATGCATCCACATCGCATTCTATGCCATTCTAAGCTGCGCTGTTCTACATTGTCGGTAATCATTTCTTATCCTCCTTCTTTGCGGCATCAGCCTTCGCAGCGTCAGCGGCCATAGCAGCAACAGTCTTCTTGTTTTCTTCCTTACGGTACGGCTTCATCAGTTCGTCGACCGTTGTGTCACCATCCTTGAGTGACTGGGTAATACCAAGCAAAAGGGCAATTTGATCAGCTTTAATCTGATTGACCGTCTGCTTGCCACAGAGCATAACAACCTCCTGTTCGGTGATACCATACTCATCCTTAAAGAAGTCGATACACTTCTTGCGTCTTGCAACAAGCTTCTCTTCATCAGACAAATCACCCGTAATGAAGTGTTGAGCAGCTTGATATACCTTATCTACAATCGCCTTCGGAATAACAGAGAACACCGCATTACGATAAGCGATAGCATTTGCAGCATTACCAGTAACTGTAATCATATCATCAGTGAAACGCTTTCCGCCCTTACCAACAATAGAGCGACGCACCTCAAATGCTGTAGCTACATTATTCTCCAAATCCCAACAGGTACCACGACTGATAACTTGCTTGTCCGTGATCTGGACAACCTTTGCTTCTGCTCTCATATTTCCCCAATTTGAAACAAGAAGCTTGGCAAGATGGACGCTCGGACCAGTAATAGGCTTGCCACCACGTGGAAGAGCATAGCCACAGCTCTGTGCGGTAGCATAGTCCATCGTTGCCATAACGATTGAGTTGTTTACACTTCTTGTAAGATCTCTCGGATATTGCTTTGCCGTTGCAACCTGAGAATCAACGTTTGCACGTTCTACTGCATCAACCTGAATGACACCCTGGTCATGGCTAACCTGCATGACCTCATATCCGTTGTTTTCGTTTTCCATTTTATCTAAAATTTAAAAATTAATCACTTTCATATCTAAACTCCCATCTTTCGCACGTGTGTTCCCATGTGCGTCCAGACTTCTTGTCATCACACTGACCTCGCCAGAAGCAACTCATACAGGCGTGTTTCATTTCTGGTCAATGTATTTGAACGAAATCTTGTCGACAACTTTCTGTCTTCCGTCTGCATCGGTCTCAACAGTGGGGATGACAAACTTTCGTCTGCCCTCTCCGGCTATGTAGTTAAGAAAGATGGCTTGTTGTTGAACCATAAGAGAGTTGTTTCTCGTAAGATTCATAAGACACTTATGTTCTTTCCTCTTTCGCATTACGGCCTCTGCTACCTGTGGTGTGAGGCGCATGAATACTGCCTGCAAACTATCCCTGTTGATCATTGGCTTTCACTTTATGAATAAAGAAACTGTCAAAAATCTGAGTTTCGGAAACAGAAACAGAAGAGTAGTCTACCATCGACCCACGCATAATCTCGTCAAGATAACGGGTGGCCCTGTTGAGGCAGTTAGCCTGGATGAGCATCGACTGCTTGGTTTTCTTTGGTTTGCCCGTATTCTCGTTCACAGTGATGTAGTCGACGGTTCCCTTATAGAACTTGTCGTCATCGCTATCACAGGAAGAGTAGACTTCACTGAATGCGGCAGGAGTGATATTGAGTACCTCAACATCGCCCACGCTGTAATCACTCATAGAATCGGACGCCTTGAGCTCTGCGTCACCAAAAGAGGTCGCTTCGACAACAATAGTCTTGCGCACCTTTTTCACTTCGCCATCCTTGTCTTCAACGACAGCTACAGCGACAACATAGAAATTGCCTGAATTACATTTTAACTTCTCCATAAAATATATCTTTAATGTTTAAAATAAACTTAACTGAACAGCTTTGGGCCTCATGAGATCGTCAAGAAGTTTGATGAGTTTCGGAGAATAGTTGTCTATCTCGTGATGAGAGTAGTCTGGACTTGAGGCCCGTTTGTGCTCAAGAAGATATTCCCTAATCTCCTTACAGGCTTCCAATACAGCTTCACGCTCGGTGTTGCAGTCTTTTTTGCATGACCGTTGCATACATGGCTCTCCACGACCTCCGTTATGCAGGGTTATATCGTAACCGTATATCCACTTTCCGTTGAAGACGGCTGTCTTTATGTAGAACCCTGGTATGACACCCCTCGTCTTTGTGTTCTTGTTGTTCTCCCAGACCTCGATGACGTTATGGTTCAGACACACATTGTTCTTGTTGAACCTAAACTCCTTCTCCATCATCTTCGTTTTTAAAAGAGCTGACACTAAAAAGAACTGCCACAAAAGCTGCGAACAGAAATACGATCACTGTAAGCAGAAATGAAATAATAATCATCTTCATATAAAATTCAGTGTATGTTACGAAAAAAAACAGCAGGCGCATCACTGCGGCTACTGTCAAAAAATGATTCAAGTAAAGTCATGTATATGGTTAAATAATCACGTTATTCGTATATGACTTTTTCGCCATCCGAAGGATAATCGACAATACGTAGCGTCTTGCTGTTTTTGTATATCGCCTTTCGGAATATCACCTTAGCTTCACCGTGATGTCGCTTGAGATTATGCTTTACGATAAGCGATATGCAATTCTTCATCGTAATAGAGAACTCGCGAAGCTTAGACGTATATTCTGACTTAACATCACAGATGACGAGCTTGCCGTTCTCGAAGAAAACAAAGTCTGCCGTATAGTAATGCCCTTTTACAAGGCTTCGTTTGACCCACTTTACTTTTGTCTTTAGAGCTTTTGGCACGAGTACGTACAGAGGTTTGATAAGACACAGCCTAACCTGCCTGTGAATACACGAAACGTTCTTGTCATCGAGGAGAAGAATGTAGTAACGAAGCTCTTCTCCACTGTCGAACTCAAGCCCTTCGTACTGGACCTTTCTGTTCATTACCCGTTTTATCGCCATTGTTTGCCCTCCTCGCTTGGCGTTTTGAAAAGATTATCGAACGCAACAGCTCCGAACCTCTGGTATTTCCCATTTTCCCACTGAACGATATAGTCGTTCTCGGCGACCTCTCTCTTTCCGTCAGTGAAATCCTGTTTGAGAAGAACTACCATGTGGCCTTTCTCGTTATTGAATATTCTCTCCACGGCCTCAAGCTTGGAGAGTTCGTTTATATTCTCTTTCTTAACTCTTATTGTGTATATTACTTTCATTTTTTTCTTGTTTTAGGAAAAGGAAGGAGGCCGTGCGTTTTACGACCTCCGTTCCCATTCAAATAATAACCAACAACTACAAAATAGAAATATGATCTATTCGTAACCTCAGAAGGTATCGAGCCTTCTTCTCTATACGCCCTATGCGGCGCAAGCGCATTACCTAATTGCTTTAAGGTTAAAAACAGAGCCCTATCTTCACAGACAGAGCTGAGCCATTAAAACTAATATTCATTTAAAAAAAAACGCCACGCCTGGCGACATTAACGAGCAAAATTTACAAATTTCGTTGCGGAAGGTGGACTCGAACCACCGACCTTCAGGATATGAGCCTGACGAGCTCCAACTGCTACTATTCCGCTGTAAAAAAACACCACCTTTCTTCACAGATAAGTGGTGTAAAAAATAAATAATAACTTATTAAAAATTCTAAAACAAACAAAAGAGTGGAGGACACGATTGGAGTTACACCAATTCCTGTCAGACGATAAGATAAGGTATCATTGGGTTGTCTAACCGTGACATTCGTACACCACGTGCCTCTTTGAATATATGAACTACGAGTGATGTGAACTCAATATAATATATTCACCAGACTGCATTATTTTCGTATGTGCCTACATCGACAATTCTTCTTTCCGATGCGGTTCGTCAAACTACTTAATGCAGATATTAGCTGGATTTTCGTATGTCGTGCGTCCTTTCGCCAGGTCACGGCGCTCATTGCGCTATCCGGCTACTTCTTTTCCACGCATACTATGTTGTCAACCATTAAGCCAAAGAGCTATTGTTTGCTATTGTTAAAAAAAGATACAAGGTTGTAGTTGCCCGAGCTACCTACTTTATAAGCTTAAAGGACGTTAGCTTTGCACCTAAAAATCAACGAAGCAAACATTGCGGACACAGCAGGGATCGAACCTGCGGCCCTTTCCTTAGGGGGGGGAATGCTCTACTCCACTGAGCTATGTGTCCATGTGGGGACTGGCAAACTTACCAGTCCCGTTTCGGCCGCCGCCGACAATAAAAGATTTTAAACCTACCCTCACGGGCAACATTCTAACATTAACTTCAAACACCTATAAACATAATAATTATTTGTTGCTTTTTTTCATACTTTTTAGAACACCCTATGCGTCTCCAGCATCTTATCTATGTCTGTTTTCAAGAAAAACGCCGTGTTGCCTATCATACAATGGCGGATTTGACCGCTCTTTCTCAAGTCGTGTATATATCCTGTACTCATACCGATATACTTGGCGAACTCCTTTGTGGAGAGCCATATCTTTTCGACAGGCTCTACTGATACTTTCTTACGAGGCATAGGCTTAATCTCTTAATGCAAACGTTGCTGCTGAAAGGTACGCCATCAACTCTATACAGTCCTGCTTAGTAAGAAACACTTCTATTTCCTTATCACAGGCATCATTAGCGTTTAGTACAACCACATCACGAGTTACGGGATTTTTGCCTTCATCTTGTGTCGTAATAGTGGAAGTTCTCACAGACACATTGTTATCAGTTACAGAACCAATGTTTAACGAATCAAACATTTTGTTCTCTACATCTTTGCATTCTTTGGAATCTCTCAACATATATATAGAATGAAAGAATTTGTTTCCAAAGCAAGCTATATTTGTAAAAATTTCTTTTCCTGCCATATCTCATTTTTTATTAACGTATTCAACCATCTTCGATACAATATCGAACATCTTTCCAAGGAAGCCATGCTTTTCAGCAATATCAAGTTTTGTTTTACAATCTTTATCCTTGTACGAATTAATACTAATGCCATAAGCATAGTATAAATTATTGTAGATATCGTGCCAAATGTCACGCTGACTTGTATTTGTTGCAGCGGCATATTGGTTAACCAGCCTACGAATCTTGTTGCGCATCGAAATCTCAGGAACATTGTTGCCCGATACTTCAGCCTCTAAAAGAAGCTTTCCATTTTTAATACGCTCCTGCTTCATTTCTGCAATCTCCTTCTTTGTCTCTGCAACATCACGTTCAACACTTGATAGGCGATGTTCTTGCTCTACAAGCTGATTGATGGACATCTGAAGAATTTCAAGCTGAGACTTTGGCTTAACCGAAGAACGTATCTCGACCTCCATCTTATTGAAAGCATTTATATACGCCTCCTTAAACTGAGCAGCCTTCTTTCCTGTGTAGCCCATAACCAAGAATGAAAAGCCATCTTTAGTCATTGTAAACATCGGAAACTCTTTGCCTTGCTCGTTCTTAAAAGAGGAGTTGCCAAAATTGGCAAGTCGAAATTCCTCTGAGCAATTTAAGTTTTCAATATCACGCATTACCTTTGCGTGAACCTTTCCAAACTCTTTAGCCACCAACAAGCTGCTTGTCATAGCTTGGTCGTTTGTACCACGAAATACGATTTCGTTCATGCCTTACATATTTAAGTTTACTTCTCAACCGGAACAGCGGTGATAATCGCTGTATGGTTCTTATAATCTGCCGAGGTGGAGTATTTAAGAACCCCTTTCGGCAAATCTTCGTATTGAGCAAGCTGATAGGCGTATGTAACTGCCGACCGAACTGCTCTTGCGGACTCAAGCAGAAAGACTTCGAATTTTCCTGGTTTGATGTCCAATATGTCCTGTTTTGTTATTCTTGCAACTTTTTTCATCTTTGTTACTTAAATAATTCGTCTAAAATTTGGAGGTTTACGAAAAAAAGTCGTATATTTGCAGTGTCAATGTAAAGTACGTACTTTCGGTCGCACAAGCATCCGTTTGTAACGGCTTAGTTGGTTACTTGACCGTCAACGAGTGCAAAGGTACATGAATTTCGTGTAATCACCAAGAAATTTACACGTTTTTCTTGTACCGTTAACCTTTATTAGCATTTTAGACGGTTTTAGTTACATATTTAAAACTAAAAGCGTATGGCTGTAACAGAAAACCGTGTAGCAGGACTACAAGAAAGGCTGAAGGAAGTAATGAGGTGCGAACAGCTTAATAAGCAGCAGTTCATGAAGATGACCGATATAAGTAATATCGGCAGGAAGCTCGACGGCAGGGTTGCTATCACCAAGGTGGACATAAGCAAGATGAGGCACTCATTGTTAGTTAACGACCAATGGCTCGAAACCGGCATCGGACCAATGTACTTACCAGAGAAGTTGGAGGAGAAGACGAGAGAGCTTAACAGAATGTCTGGGAGTTATCCAGGTATTCATATAAGCGATGACCTGATAAAATCGCAAATAGAGCAAGCTATCCAGCATACAAAAGACAACCCGAACTCGCCGACATCTGTAATAGCGAGCATGTTTGGTCCTCATAACAACCAAAACATTGAAACTGGAGCAGAAAGAACCAAAGAGCGGGAAGAGGTGTCGCTTAAAGACAAGAATGCGCAGCTCATTCAGATCATCAATGCCAAGGATGAAATAATAAGGTCAAAAGACAGTGAGATTCGTCTTCTCAGGAAGATTCTTGCTGATAACGGAATAGAAGTGTAATATTTAAACATTAAGATTATGGAAGGTTTTATTTATATAATAGTGTTCGTGTGCGCAATACTAAACATCGTGCTATTCTTCAAGGTATGGAGAATGACAAACGACATTCATGCGCTAAGGGAAAAATACGCACCCGAAAACAAAGAGAAAGAAAAGTTCGATGGTGTACCTGCGACTTGGGAGGAAGTTGACGAAAACGACCCACGTTACAGAACGACGTAGGAAGGAAGATTGAGTTCAACAACCTCACAGACATTCTCAACTACATGTCAGCGAGAGGGTGGCAGTTCGTTACCGAATTGAATTATGACGGACACATACATTACCTTCTGAAGAAGGATGTCTCTTCCCCGGAGGAGGCAAAGCAAGGACTTCGCTTCGATACAGACAAATAGCAACGCCATAGCCGCTTATCTACTTACGGATAGGCGGCTTTTTATTAAAAAAAATCAGGAAAACACATTGAAAAGCACACCATAATTCTAAAATAAGTTAAAAGTTATTTTTACTTACTTTAATTAATCTCTCGATTTTATAATTTCATCTCACGTGAAAACGATATATGCAGCAGTGTATTCAAAATGCTTGTCCATATTTTTTACTTAAACGAGCTTGGTTTACACTATAAACTAAACTCTTGCACGGAATAGAAAGATATTGTACTTTTGCAATGCAAGTGAAAGGTGTAGAGGCTGAGTAGTAAGTACGAAAGGAATCATAAACGCTATTCGGATTGGCAACCGTATGAGCGATAATATATGCCAAAATGTAAACTCCGACGGACTAACCTCTACCTCTGGTTCGTTGGAGTTTTTAATTTTAAATGAGGTAATGAAAAATATCAGAATAGGAATTAAGCAGGCACAGATTGCACTGAGCGATGACAATCGTTTGGTGGCGTTTTGCTTTGCCCTTAAGATAAAGTTCCTGTTCCGTTCTTCAGACCTTCATTTTGGAACAACAAACCAGGCAGCGAATGCTCTTGGTTTCAACAAGAAGGATTTCAAGCGATACCTGAATTCTGCTATTGAGTTCGGTTATTGCCGTATAGATACGAACAAGTTCGGTGTGAGAAGAATCATAGCGAACAAGATTCACGAGAGTTACAATTATAGCTACAAGACAAGAAGAGGGGAAATAAGCAAACTCAGCCTACCGAACCTTAAGGGTCTTGTGCGCAAGGTTGTCGTGAGTAACAAGATTAATATTATCGAAGAAGTCATCAATACGCATGGTAGAGCTGTTAACGGGCACTCGATTAAAAGTGTACGCAACGCCCGAAAGATGGAAGCTCGTATGTTGAAGAAACCATTCGATGAGAAGTACACAGGAAGTTACTCAAACGCCAAGATGGCACAAGACATTAACGGTACGTTGTATCAGGCGAGAAAAGCCGTCAAGTCTCTCGTTAAGTCTGGAGCAGTACAAAAGATAATCCAATGCACGGAGGCGAACGTTGATGCGTGCTTGTGTACAAACAATCAGAGTTTCCGCGCAGCAGACGGAACGCTCATTGTCATCTCTGCAAAATACAGGAAAGGACAACTTAGATGCGCCAACAAATACAAGACTCTCAAGAGCCAGATTTCGAAGGCAAAAAGCGGTTCTGATCAGAAGAAAATCGAGAGAAAAATGATAATGGGTAAAAAGTAACATACAATAATAGTAGTGGCAGAGGGGGAGACTTCGAGGGGAGCGGACCTGAGCCTTTTTAGAAAAGAATATTAATGTCATAAATTGTAGAGATTATGAAAAAAGATATTGTTAGAGATACTCCATCATTGGATGAGTTTTGTAACTACATAGAGAGGAAGGGCTATGATATCGACCCGTTTGCTCTTTATAAAGAGTTCAATGATAGAGACTGGACCACCGCAAAAGGTGTTCGTACTAAGTCGTGGACAGCATTGGTTGATGCTAGAAATAGTGTCGTGAGCCAAAGACGAAGGAACGACCAGGCTGTGCTTCTTGGTGTTCCAAAGCCAAGAAAGCATGAAAGTAAACAGAGGTACAAGAGAAGGGTAGATAAAGCTAGGACAAAAGCTGTAAAAATGAACTATGACGAGTTCTTACAGGATCCTCGCTGGTTCGCATTCAGGCAGTTTGTTTTTGCTGTTCGTGGACATAAGTGCGAGGTTTGCGGTTCTACGGAGCGATTGCAGGTTCACCACATAGGCTACAAGAAAGGTTTGCTACCATGGGAATATACCTGCAACGACGTTAAGGTGCTATGTCGTAATTGTCACGCAAGAGTTCATGGCAAGTATGAGGAATCTTAAGGTGAGAAAAATGGGTATAGAGGTGTTATATACATAAATAAAAAATAGACGCAATGAAGAAAATTAAATGGAAAATCGCCGCATTCGTGGCGTGGGTTGTAATAACCCTCATGGTCGTAGATGTCGGGCTCAGGGGAGTGAGCAAGGCAGACACGACAACGAACATCGTAAGCGTAGCCATCCTCCTGATATGGCTTCTCGTTTCCATCGCAACGGATTGTTTAACGTTTAAAAATAAAAAAGATGAAAAAGATTAAATTCGTGTTCATGTTGTCGCTGATTCTTTCAGCGCTGTGTTTAACTTCTTGCAGCGAGCGCATTGACGCAGGTTCTGAGGGCATCCTGGTGAACCTCTATGGCACCGACAAGGGTGTTGATGACGTTAGCCTCGTTACCGGCCGTGTATGGTACAATCCATTCACCGAGGAGGTCTATGAGTATCCAACGTTCGTTCAGACTATCGACTACCCTGCGTTCACCATCAACGCAAAGGATGGCTCTGAATTTACCGTAGATCCTACCGTGTCACTTAAGATGGTTGACGGTAATGCTCCGAGAGTATTCAAGAAGTACCGCAAGGAACTGAAGGATATTGTGAACGGAACTTTATTCAACTATGTGAAAGATGCTTTCCGTATCCAGCTCAACAAGTACACAACCGACCAGATTGTCAGCAACAGGGATCTTGTTGAACGCGCCATCGAGACGCAGCTTAGTAAGGCTCTTGCTAAGGAGCATTTTCATCTGGAGCAGTTGACTTCCGGCTTGAAATATCCGACATCTATTGTCGAGGCTGTTAATCAGAAGAATAAGGCTATTCAGGAAGCTCAGCGAGCACTCAACGAGGTAGCTGTGAAGAAGGCAGAGGCAGAAAAAATGCTCGTACAGGCACGTGCAGAAAGAGAGGCCAACGAACTCAAGACAGCCTCTCTTACTCCTGCTATCTTGAAAAAGATGTGGATTGAGAAATGGGATGGACGTCTTCCAGTTTACGGAAACGTTCCTCAGATGATGATGACAACCAAGTAGATTACAGCATCCCCACGCCATTTTACGAATGACGTGGGGATTTTCTATGTTAACCGTTCAGATAGTCGATGACTTTTCGGTTCGCCTCGTCTATCTTCTTGTTGTCGAATTTAATATAAAGGTCAGTTGTCGATGAGTCCCACTCGCTATGACCAAGCGCTTTACCTATTGTGTCTTTCGGAATGTCGAGTTCTGCCGCTATGGTTGCCCAACTTCTTCTTGCCGTATACCAAACTATATCCTTGTGTAGAGGACTTATCTTCTTCTTGATCAGAGCGCCTCGCTTATTCTTCTTCATCTCTGTTGGCCCGATTCTCTTCAAGTAATCTCCAAGCGTTCTGCGGAAACTCGTTTCTTTCGTGCCGTCATCAAGAATACACAGAAGATGATTCTTTCCCTTATACTTCTTGATGATTTCCATCGCCTCCGGCTCAACCTTTATGTCGTAGAGTCTGCCGGTCTTGTTTCGTCTGTACTGGATACGCCCTCTCTTGATGCAGTCGGCAGGGAGTTCAAGCAGATCAGAAAGATTGATGCCTATTAGGTAGAACCCGAGCATAAACATATCACGATACTTCTCCATGAAAGGCTCTACAGGGAAATCGCGATACTTCCTCATTTCATCGGCACTAAGATACAGGTACCGCTGACGCTCTGTCTTGATTGAGAACTTACGGAAAGGGTATTTGGTTGTAATTTCGTTATCTATAGCCCAGTTGAAAACTGTACGTATGTTTCTGAGGTCGATGGCTATTCCACCGCTCTTGCGGCCCTTCAGGAGCTCATGCGCCTGGAATCTTTCAAGCCAATCCCTGTCGATATTATCGAAGCCTGCATGATCATCGAAAACTTCAATCCTCCTCTTTGTTCTTAGAAATATTTCCTTGGTACTATCCTTGGTCTTGGTTTTAATGAACTCGTCGATATAGTAGAGGATATTCTTCTCTACAGTCGAAGCTCTTCCGCTGATGATGGCCTTTAATTCATCCTTCATTCTTGCCGCAGGAAGATTACTGTTCATATAGATGTATTCTTCCGCTGATGAAAACAGCCTTGCCAGTGCAGCCGTCTTAGCTCTTGCATTTGGGACATTCTTCGGGAAGACCATCCCGCTGAACTTAACCGTACTTGAAATACCAGTATATACTTGGAATCTCTTTCCGTGATAATTAATGATGAAGAAAACCTTGAGAGATTTTCCTTCAACGTATGTCTTGATGCTATTCATACTTACTCACAATTTTACTCACAATTTACTCACAACTCAATTTTACTCACATATTACTCACAAAATTACGTATTTTGGCGCATATTATGCACGTTTTTGTACCTTTTTTGTAAGCAAAAATAGTGGATTTTGCTATGTTTT